TAGATTAAAAAAGGATTATAATGATAAAGTATCTAAAATTAATGGTATGTCTCACAATGAGCTTACCACTTTTTTCTCAAACCGCTACGGATACTGATTCTTTAATTAGTATTCCTACAGGTTATGCTCGTCAAATTGCTGGTGAGCTTACTTTATATGATTTTTGCAAACAAGAAAGGGATTCATTAAAAGTAGAAATTAATGATTTAAACTCTACTATATCTCTAAACCAGGTTTTACTAGAAGAATATAAACTTACCACCGACTCCTTATTTAAGGTGAATAAAGAAATTCTTAATCAAACTTCTGCTTTACAGGTAGAAGTTACAAACAAAGAAGAAAAAATTACTAAATTAAGAAATACCCGTAATTTTACATTTTTAACTACTATTTTAACGGCTGTGCTTCCTGTTATATTAAAAAGTGAGTGATTTAAAACAAATAATAAGGCAAGAATATTTAAAGTGTGCTCAAGATCCTGTACACTTTATGAAAAAATACTGTATGATTCAACATCCACAAAGGGGTAGAATCAACTTTCATTTATATCCTTTCCAAGAAAAAGTTTTACACTTATTCCAAGATAATCCTTATTCAATTATACTTAAGTCTCGTCAGTTAGGTATATCTACTTTATCAGCAGGATATTCCTTATGGTTAATGATTTTCCATAAGGATAAAAATATACTTTGTATAGCTACTAAACAGGAAACTGCTAAAAATATGGTTACAAAGGTTAAATTTATGTATGAAAATTTACCTTCGTGGCTTAAAGTAGATTATGAAGAAAATAATAAACTAACTCTTCGATTAGCAAACGGCTCCCAAATCAAAGCAACTTCAGCATCAAGTGATGCAGGTAGATCCGAAGCAGTTTCTCTTCTACTAATTGATGAGGCTGCTTTTATTGAAAATATTGGTGAGATATGGGCTTCAGCTCAACAAACCCTTGCTACTGGGGGTGGGTGTATAGCACTATCTACTCCTTACGGTACAGGTAATTGGTTCCATCAAACATGGGTTAGAGCTGAAGCTAATGAAAACGAATTTTTACCCATTAAATTGCCTTGGTTTGTTCACCCTGAACGAGACCAAACATGGAGAGATAGGCAAGATGAATTACTAGGAGACCCTAGAATGGCAGCACAAGAATGTGACTGTGATTTTAGCACTTCGGGCGATATAGTATTCTACCCAGAATATATTGAATTTATAGAAAAATCAACAGTAAGAGAACCACTTGAAAGACGAGGAGTAGATCAAAATTTATGGATTTGGGAACCTGCTGATTATACTAGACAATATCTAATATCAGCTGACGTAGCTAGAGGGGATGGTAAAGATTATTCTGCATTTCATATTTTTGATTTAGTAAATGCCACCCAAGTAGGTGAATATAAAGGACAAGTATCAACCAAAGATTTTGGTAATATACTTACAGCAATAGCAACTGAATACAATAATGCTTTGTTAGTAGTAGAAAATGCTAATATAGGGTGGAGTACTATTCAAACTATAATTGAACGTAATTATCCTAATCTTTATTATTCACCTAAATCAGACGCAGTAAGTGTAGATTCATACCTACAGAATTATGAAAATAATTCAAGTATGACTGCAGGATTTACAATGTCAACTAGGACTCGTCCTATGGTCATTGGTAAATTTCAAGAATATGTTGCTGATAAAGGAGTTACTATTCAATCAAAACGTTTAGTAGAAGAGATGAAAACGTTTATTTGGAAACATGGTAGAGCAGAAGCTCAAACGGGTTATAATGATGATTTAGTAATGAGCTTTGGTATCGGCTTATATGTACGAGATACTGCACTTAAATTTAGACAACACGGAGTAGATGTCACAAAAGCAGCTTTAGGTTCTTTTCATAAAACAACAACTAATTACCAAGGAGCTTATTTCTCTACAGGACAAGATAATCCTTACCATATGGATAATGGAAAAGGAGGAACTGAGGACTTTAGTTGGCTTTTGTAATATTTATTCATATATTAATATACTATGGCTGATACTAGCGTATTTACAAGACTAAAAAGATTATTTTCTACGGATGTATTAATTCGTAATGTTGGCGGTAACAAGCTTAAAGTATTAGACTTTAGTAACTACCAACAAACTGGACAAGTTGAAACCAATTCAATGGTTGATAGGTATAATCGTTTATATACTACTAACCAAGCCCCCATATACAATCCAGCATTAAATTATCAAACTTTAAGAACCCAATTATATTCTGATTATGAAGCAATGGATACTGATGCTATCATTGCTTCCTCTTTAGATATATTAGCTGATGAATCTACCCTTAAAAATGCTATGGGTGAGGTTCTCCAAATTAAATCCCCAGACGAAAATTTACAGAAAATTCTATACAATCTTTTTTATGATGTTTTAAATATAGAATTTAATCTTTGGATGTGGATTCGCCAAATGTGTAAGTATGGTGATTTTTTCCTAAAGTTAGAAATTGCAGATCAGTTTGGTGTTTATAATGTAATCCCTTACACTGCATATAATATTGTTAGAGAAGAAAAAATTAGTGAATCTAACAACCATCAAGTAGAAGTTAAATTTAAATTTGACCCTGATGGTTTAAGTGGAGGTGGAGAATATGGTGGTTATTTTGGCGGTTTGCAAAGTGCAGGAGGTAATACAAAAAGTAGAGCTATCTATTTTGACAACTATGAAATCGCTCACTTTAGACTTTTATCAGATGTAAATTATCTTCCATATGGTAGAAGTTATATAGAACCCGCACGTAAATTATTTAAACAATATGTGTTAATGGAGGATGCTATGTTGGTACACAGAATTGTACGTGCTCCTGAAAAGCGTATTTTTTATATAAATGTAGGTGCTATCCCACCTGCTGAGGTAGAAAACTTTATGCAAAAGACTATCTCAAAAATGAAACGTACTCCTTATGTTGACCAACAGACGGGAGATTACAACTTAAAATATAATATGCAAAACCTCTTAGAAGATTTTTATATCCCACTTAGAGGTAATGATGCTTCAACTAAAATAGAAACAACACCTGGCTTACAGTATGATGGTATAACAGATGTTGAATACTTAAGAGATAAATTATTTGCGGCATTAAAAGTTCCCAAGGCATTCCTAGGATATGCTGAAGATGTAGAAGGTAAAGCTACATTAGCTTCTATGGACATTAGATTTGCTCGTACAGTAGAACGCATCCAACGAATTATCCTCTCAGAATTATACAAAATTGCGGTTGTACACCTTTATACACAAGGGTATGATGGTGATGATTTGGTTAATTTCGAACTTAATTTAACTACTCCTTCAATTATCTATGACCAAGAAAGAGTAGTATTAATGAAAGAAAAGATGGAATTGGCTACTCAAATGATGGAGTCTAAATTATTCCCTTCTGACTTTGTTTACGATCATATCTTCCACTTTAGTGAAGATGAATATACTGAATTTAGAGATTTAGTTAATGAGGATGCTAAACGTACATTCCGCAATACTCAAATTGAATCTGAAGGAAATGATCCACAAGAAACAGGACAATCATATGGTACCCCACATGATTTAGCTTCATTATATGGTAAAGGTAGATACTATGACGAACCAGACAATGTGCCTGCTGGATATGATGAAAAATTAGGACGTCCTGAAGAAAAAGTTTCTAATATTAATACACAAGATAGTAACTTTGGTAAAGATAGATTGGGTGCAAAACGAATGAAGGATACTGATAAAAATGATTCTGATTCAATACGTCCTACATATAAAGGAGGTTCTCCTATGGCTTTAGAAGCTAAAACCACTTATTTACAAAATAAAGATATGCTTAAAAGGATTCCAATAAATCGCAAACAGCTAGTATTTGAGCAAGATGAGTCGCTATTAGATGAAGGTAATTTAAAGGAATAAGAAATTTTATATATTTATAAAAAAGCCTATCAATGAGAATCAAACATTCTAAGTATAAAAATACGGGCCTTTTATTTGAGCTTTTAGTAAGACAAATAACTGCTGACACTTTGTCTAGTGGTGAGTCTGCTTCTCTTAATATTTTAAAAAAAGCATTTGCTAAAACTGAATTAGGGAAGGAATATAAACTATACGAATCATTATTTAAGAATAAGAATTTAAGTGAAGGTAAAGCAGATATTACCTTAAATACTATATTAGAAGCAACTCGTAAATTAAATAGAAGTGCCTTAAGAAGGGAAAAATATAATCTAATTAACGAAATCCGTAAACATTATAATTTAGAGGAATTTTTTAAACACCAAGTTCCTAACTATAAGGGATATGCTTCTTTCTATAAACTAATAGAAATTTACAATTCAGATAAATTATCTGAAACCGATGAAATTATTTCTAATAAGGTAACAATATTAGAATACCTTACGGAACGTCCTATTAGTGAAAAGAAAGTAAAACAGGATTTAGTAGAGGAATTTAGTAAGTACGATAAGGATTTAAGAATTCTTACTTACAAAGTAATGCTTGAAAAATTTAATGGTAAGTATTCTAATTTAAACAAAGGTCAAAAAGAAATACTTAAAGAATTTATCAATTCAATTGATAATACCCCTCGTTTAAAGGAAATTTACAACACTAAAATTGTTGAAGTAAAAAATACTTTAACTTTACAAGCCAAAAAAGTAAAAGACGAAGCTACTAAAATTAAATTATTAGAAGTAGTTAAATTACTTAAAGAATTAGATAAAGGTTCTAAAATTAATAACGATGATTTAATTAATCTTCTTCAATATTATTCTTTAACTGAAGAAGTAGCTAAAGTAATTAAATAATGGCACAAACTATCAAACCTAAAGATTTAAACCCAGATTTTATTAAAAAAATTGAAGATACTTACGGAAAGGTTGATATGAAAAATGATTTTTTTAGCCCCGATTTATCAACTTATTATAAAACAAATCCTAGTCTAAAAAAACCAGGTAGTGAAAGAACAGGAACTTGGCAGGACGTTATAGATCTCCCTACTTTTAATAAATTATTTTCGGATTTAGGTAATGCTAGAAATACTGCTAAAGGTTTAAAAACTAAAAAAGAATTAAGAAACGATACTGAGTTTCAAGCCCAAGCAGATAATGTAATAGATACTTTTAATTCATTTAGAACGTTCTTTAGAACAAATTATCCTGATCAGTATGCTATGGCTAAAAGAACAGTAAAAGAAACTATGGGTATGGCTTATAATACCCCTTACGCATTTGGTAAGGCTAATACCTCACAATATACATCAATAGGTTATAAACCAGTTAATCAAAAAGCTCTTAGAAAGAAATCTAAGGGGATGGATTATGTAGATTTATACAAAGATTAATATTTATTAATATGACAAGCGAAATTATATATAAATTCCAAGAATTTTTAGCTGAAGCAGCTAAAGCAGAAGAAAAGAAGACTACTAAAGAAGTCAATGAAAAAGAAACTGCTGGCTACGATTATAAAGACAAAAAGAATCTAAACAACCAAATCTTTGACCAGTATATTAATGGTTTAAGGGTTGAAATGGAAAAAGATCCTAAATTAACTATAGATGAAGCAAGAGAAGTAGTAGCTAAAAATTTAGAAAAAGATCCTATTTTTTATACTAAAAATGCTGCTTTTAAAGTAGATGGTTTAGGATACGAAGAATTAAAACAACAAGAAGAACCTAAGGGTAAATATAAATCCTCCGGCTACGGAGACTTAAAAGAAAATGATATGAAAGAATTAAATAATTTTAAAAATTTTTTATTAACAGAAGAAGAATTCCAAGTTGATCCTAAAAAACATCCCTATGTAAATGTTGAATACGAAATGGAGGATGGAAAATTAGCCCAAGTTGTTAAAGTTAAAGGTAATGATTTAATTTTTCAAGCAATGCAAGGTGGGAAGACTTATTATATGTCCAAACCAACCTTCGATCAGGATCTTAAAAAGGGGTCAATTAAAGTTAACCCTGAAGATATAAAAAAAAGTCTCAATGGTAACCCTAAATCTGCCCTTGATACACCCAATTTTGTATGGAGTGGTTTTAAAGAACCAAAACTATCAGAATCTACTACTTCAGATAAATTAAAAGAATTATTAGAAGAAGCTGTAGCTGGTATTCCCTCTATTGGAAATCCTTTTGCTAATCGTAAAAAAGAAGCTTATGAAAATAGCTTTGAAGCCTTTTTAGCAGAAGAAAATAAAGGAACTATTAATGACCCTAAAGGCTCTACAGCCCACGGTAACATTGCTGAAGAAGATGATATGAAAGAAGGTGAAGCTGCTTATGAATATGAAAAAGGCAAATCAGCAGGTGAAAAGGAAGAAAAGAAAAAAATGAAAAAGGAAGGCAGAATGAAAATGTCTGAAGTCCTTAAAGAAGCAGAGCGTTTAGGTGAGATTGCTCGTAAAAAAGTAGAATCTAAAATTTACGAAAGAGCAATCGAAGAAAGAAAAAGAGCAATGTCCATCAACGAAGATGAATCTCTCTCAGAATTCATTAATCAGGAAGCTATTAAAGAAGTTGAAAAAGAAATCAAGGAATTAGAAAAAAAGTTGATGGAAGTAATAGCTGATAAAAATACTATGACTGGAGGAAAATGAGACAAACCCTCATAGATACTCAACTTTTTAGGCTTTCACCTCAAGCAATTACCGAAGCGGTTAAGACCGAAAATGGTAACTTAATTGTTGAGGGTAAATTACAATCTGCTGAAACTCAAAACGGTAATGGTAGATCTTACCCTAAAGAAATTTTAGCTAGAGAAGTTGAAAACTATAAAAAAGGCCCAATAGCAGAAAATAGAGCATTAGGTGAATTAGACCATCCTGATTCTTCTATTATTAATCTCAAAAATGTTTCACATAATATTAAAGACGTTTGGTGGGATGGGGATCACGTAATGGGTAAAATTGAAATATTACCAACCCCCTCAGGCAACATATTAAAAGAGTTATTTAAAAACGGAATTACAGTAGGTGTATCTTCTAGAGGAATGGGTAGTTTAAAACCTGGTTCTAATGGAGTACAAGAAGTACAAGATGATTTCGAATTGTTATGTTGGGATTTTGTATCAACCCCTTCTACACCAGGTGCTTATGTTCATCCTATAAGCGAAGGATTAGATTCTTCTGCTACGGTTACTAATGAGTACTATAAAATAAACGAAATAATTACTGAAATATTATGTAACAACGGACAGTGTCCAATTATATAAAACTTACCCCCTCGGTGTAAAGGAAGGAGAGATGCAAAAAATTGCATCTCTCTTTTTTTCTATATATTTATCGCAAGAATGTGTCGTCAGTCTATACGGTACTTTAATTATTATTAATCACTATTACGCTTTTACAGAATAAGCGTACTTTCCCAAAAAAATTTAGGAACAATGGCAAACAGAGATTTGTTAGCAGACGCTATTGCTGATGCAAAAGCAGTCAAAGAAGTCGCTATCGCTAATGCGAAAGCCGCTTTAGAAGAAGCTTTCACACCTCATCTTAAGGACATGCTTGCTCAAAAAATCAATGAAATGGAAGATATGGACGAAGAGTTAGATCTTACAGAAGTTGATAAAGACAAGATGGATGAAGAGAAGGAGATGGATGAAGGTTATGGTAAGGAATCCATGGATGAAATGGAAGACATGGATGAAGAACTCGATTTAGATGAAATTCTAGCCGAGTTAGAACTCGAAGAGGGTGAAGAAATCGACGAAGTCGAGGAAATGGATGAAGCTAAGGACGAAATGGACGAAGCTGAAGACATGGACGAAGCTGAAGAAGAAATCAACCTCGAAGATATGAGTGAAGAAGAGTTAAAAGACATGATCGAAGATGTTATCGAAGACATGGTTGCTTCTGGTGAACTCGAAGCTGGTGGAGACCCCGTTGAAATGGTAGATGATGAAGAGGAAGAAGAAGAAGGAGGAGAAGAAATGGAAATGGATGTCGAAGCAAGTGAAGAAGAAGTTGAATTAGAAGAAGAAAAAGTTGATGAAGAAAAAGAAAAGATGGAAGAGGAATTAGCAGAAGCTAAAGCTGCTATTAGACAATTACGTTCTGATCTTAATGAAGTTAACTTACTTAACTCTAAATTACTCTACACTAACAAGATTTTCAGAGGTAAAAACCTCACAGAAAATCAGAAAATTAAAGTTTTGAAGGCTTTTGATAAGGCCGAAACAGTAAAAGAAGCTAAATCTATCTTTGAAACTCTTAATGAAAACTTAGTTGCTAAGTCTACTAAGTCTAACATTAGAGAATCATTTGGTATGGCTTCTAAGCCTGCGGGCGTTGCTCCAAAGCGTAATTTGAATGAAGGTATTGTTCAAGAAGATGCTATGGTAGCACGCTTTAAAAAATTAGCAGGTATTAATTAATTTTTAACTTTAAAAACAAAACAAAATGTCAAACTTAAATTCTCTTTTAGAGAGCGCTAACCAGTGGAAGTCAGTACAATCTGACGCTGCTAAGTTAGCCAATAAGTGGTCAAGAACAGGTTTGTTGGAAGGTCTTTCTTCTGAGATGGACAAGAACAACATGTCTTTGATCCTTGAAAACCAAGCGAAACAACTCGTAGTTGAGACTTCTCAAACTGGTGGTGGAATCGCTTCTACTGGTAATTTCCAAACTGGTACTGGTGAACAGTGGGCTGGTATTGCTTTACCCCTCGTAAGAAAGGTATTTGGTCAAATTGCAGCGAAAGATTTCGTTAGCGTTCAACCAATGAGCTTACCTTCAGGTCTCGTTTTCTTCCTTGATTTCCAGTATGGTACTGAAAAATTAGGTGGAAAATTCACTGCAGGTGATGATGTATTCGGTGCAGGTTCTATGTACGGTGTTACTGATACTACTTCTGCTCCAACCGATGGTTTATATGGTGCTGGTAAGTGGACTTACTCTACAAACGTTACCCAATCTGGTGTTACTCCAAGCGCAATCGCTTCAGGATCTTGGGTTGAAGTAGGATACGATGCTGCTTTATCATCTTCTGTTGCGGGTCAACCAACTACTGCAACTTTGAAAAAACTCACTATTGCTGCTTCTTCATTTAACAACCCAGATTTGGCAGGTGTTAGAGGCTTCTCAGTTTCTGGTTCAAATGTAACTTCAAACGTTGCTGCTTATAACGTTGTTGATGGTACTAACGTAGTATTGTTTGTTCAAGGTACAGCTGGTGTTGACCCTTCAGGATTAGTTGTTACTTACGTACAACAACCAACTGATCAATACAGAGGTGACTTCGAAGATGGTAATACGGCATTAAACGGTGAAAACAACCCAATCGACATCCCAGAAATCAACATCAAGATGAAGTCTGAAGCAATCGTTGCTAAGACTAAAAAGCTCAAAGCTGTATGGACTCCTGAGTTCGCACAAGATTTGAATGCTTACCACAGCTTGGATGCTGAGGCTGAGTTGACTTCAATCATGAGTGAGTACATCGCTCTTGAGATTGACTTGGAAATCTTGGGTATGTTGGTTGAAAATGCCTTGACTACTGAATACTGGTCAGCTAGAAACAACGAACAATTTGATGCTAATGGTGCAGTAGATAACGGTACTTTCTACAACACTCAAGGTCAGTGGTTCCAAACCCTCGGTACTAAAATCAACAAGGTATCTAACAAGATCCACCAGTTGACTTTAAGAGGAGGTGCTAACTTCATGGTATGCTCACCAACAATCGGTACTATCTTGGAATCAATCCCAGGATTTGCTGCTGCTGATGGTGCTGATGCTGAAACTATGAACTATGCATTCGGCATCCAGAAAGTTGGTAACTTGAATGCTAAGTATGAAGTTTACAAGAACCCATACATGACTGAAAACACTATTTTGTTAGGCTTCAGAGGTTCACAATTCTTGGAAACAGGTGCTACTTTCGCTCCTTACATTCCATTGATCATGACTCCTCTCGTATACGATCCAACGACCTTCACTCCAAGAAAAGGTCTCTTGACTCGTTACGCTAAGAAGATGTTGAGACCTGAATACTACGCTAAGATTTACGTAGCAGGTTTGAACACTATCTAATATAGAGTTTAGAATATACTAAGAGAAAGCCCCACTTCGGTGGGGCTTTTTTATTCTCTAGTAAGTATACTATATTTATAGCAAACAAATAAAAGTATATATTAAATGAAAGAGACACCATCTCAGTTGCCTATTCCGGCATTCGTTATGAATTTTCCCTTCACTCTAGACACAAAAGTTCCAAATAATATTTGGATGCAAGAGTTAGAAGAAGAAGCACTTAAAATAAATAAAGGAGTTGCTTATCGTCAATTTTTAGATCTATATCAATTTGTAGCTGGTAACGGATTAGTTTGTAATTTACCTTCTAAAGGAGATTACCAAGATTTAGTTTATGTAGCTAATTTAGGTATTTACCTTCCTCATATTAAGGACTCAAATAACATCATATTATCCAACTTTACTTCAGAACCACGCCAAGGTGAAGAAGAAGTAGGTAAGCCATTTTTTGAATTAATGGGTTATAATGTTCATATGTGTCCTTTTAAGTGGGAAGGAGAAGCCGACCTAAAATACCTTTACGATAATGTTTATATAGGAGGATATGGAATCCGTTCAGATATTAAAGCATATGAATGGATGGAAGAAAACTTTGATATGAAAATTATTAAAGTTGAAATGGTTGATGATTATTTATACCATTTAGATTGTTCTATTTTCCCGTTGACTAAAGACAAAACATTAATTTGCACGGAACTCTTCAACGAAGATGAATTAGCGCAATTATCACAATATACTGAAGTAATAGACGTAGATGTTGAGGACGCTCTCAATGGGATAACCAACTCAGTTCGTTTAGGTAATACTATGTTGTGCGCTTCTAACATTTCTGAGATGACTAGAGCAGATGAAAATTATGAAGCCGAAAAACATAAAATAGAAAGCCTAGAAAAAATATGCTTTAACGAAGGACTTGAACCTGTATTCTTTAACTTATCAGAATATATGAAATCAGGTGCTATGTTAAGTTGTATGATGATGCATTTGAACTATGTTGATCAAACTAAATCTCTTCTCTAATGGCACAATATCTTGAAGATTGGTTAGACGGAGAAGTAGCAGAACTCTCAAAATTAGAAGTAGGTGAATTATCTAATACCTTCTTTTTTAGAGACCCAATGCGTCCCAACTATATAGATTACAAACATTTTTACTCCCCAGCTGATGGTACAATTTTATACCAAAAAGTTGTACAAAATGCTGACGAACCTATAGTAGAAATAAAAGGTATGAATTATACCATCCAAGATGTACTTGGAGATAAAACATACAATAAACCATCATTAGTGATTGGCATATTTATGTCATTTTATGATGTTCATATAAATAGAATACCATATGCTGGTATATTACAATATAAAGGTTTAGATCCTATAGAATCCACTAACAAACCTATGTTAGCTATAGAAAAGGATATTTTAAATGCAGCTATTAACCCTAATAATTTAGAATATCTCAAGTATAACGAAAGAATGTGGAATAAAATTTATTCCCCTCAGTTAGATTACACTTATTATTTAATACAAATTGCAGATGAAGACGTAAACGTCATAGCCCCTTTCATTAATGATCAGAATTCCCCTGTATCACAAAATGAACGTTTCTCACTTATAAGATGGGGTTCGCAAGTTGATTTAGTTCTTCCACTCGATGAAAGATACGATTTTGACCTTGTCTTAGAAGATGAAATGCATGTGAACGCAGGATTAGACAAACTAGTTAAAATTAATTTTAGAAATGACCCATTTCAATACCACTCCCGAAGCTGAAGAAATCTTTAGAGGGAAAAAAATAGTGAAGAATCCAATAAAATTTAAAGTCCAACTTAACGACGAACAAAAAGAAGCAAAACAATTAATATTAGATAATACAATTACTATGTTAGCTGGACAAGCAGGTTCTGGTAAAACTTTATTAGCATGTCAAGTAGCTTTAGATGGTCTTATTAGAAGAGTATACCAAAAAGTAATAATTACTCGCCCTACTGTATCAAAAGAAGATATAGGATTTCTCCCAGGTGATTTAAGAGAAAAAATGGACCCTTGGGTGCAACCAATTTATCAAAATTTCTTTACTTTATATGATAAAGCTAAAGTTGAAAAATTTATAAAAGATGGTTTAATAGAAATTGTACCTGTATCATTTATGAGGGGTAGAACATTTTTAGATTCGTGTGTTATTGTAGACGAAGCACAAAACGTAACTCATGAACAAATGGAAATGATTGTAACCCGTTTAGGTTTACGTTCCAAAATGATGATATGTGGAGACCAACACCAAACAGATCTAAAGAAAAAATCAGATTCTGGATTTAAATTTTTATATAAAGCATCTCGTAAAATTAAAAATTTAGAAGCAATTACACTTACTTCAAATCATCGTAATGAAATTGTAGAAGATTTAAGAAATTACTATAACGATAACCAAATTTATTAAAAATGGCTAAACGTACACCTTTTGAATGGGGAAATGCTAACTTTGCTTGGGATAAAAATCCCTTTGGAGCAAGGCAAAGTACCAACCCATTCACTTGGGATGATTGTGCGTTAGTTGAAGAAGTTGTAAAAGCCGGAAAGGCATATGGTGATGTCTTTAAAGACGAAAAAAAGAAAAAACGTTTTATAAAACTTATATGTCAAATAGAGGGCGTAGAATACAAAGAAACCAAAGAAGTCAAGGAAAGGCAAATACGTATCACGGACGTAGCATTGGTTGCTAAGGAAGTATTAGGAATTGACATAAAAATAGACGTGTAATGTATAAATTATTTACAGATAAAACTGAACTCTTTGAGTGTAATATAAAATTAGAGGGTGCCTCACTAAAAAATAGTAGAGCACGTCTATTAGTAGAATCTGAAGATTTAAATCTTGTCTTTAATGGCACCATTAGCTCTACAGGTAAATGTCAAATTCCTATTAAAAAATTAAAAGGATTATTAGATGAAAGTGTTGAAGGTAATTTAAAATTAGAAGTAATTGCTGAAGACACTTATTTTACTCCTTGGGAATCTAAATTTACAGTAGACACTTCTAGAAAAGTTACGGTAGAAGTTAAGTCACAACAAAATAACGAAATCTTAACCGAATCAAAACCTGAAGTTTCTGTAAGTAATGTTAAAAATAGCGTGTCTCTTCACGAAAGGGAACATATCATTACAATACTGCGAATGTTGATAAAGGAGGATATCAATTTAGATAACCTCTCTATTAAAAAGGATAAACTCAACAATCTTGTTGGTACTTACTTACGAAACAATGAAATTACCCCTAACCAAAAGGAAAAAATTATTGAAGGAGTTTTAACAGGGTTGTCTAAAATAGGTTAAGATGGCACTACCTGATTTAACAGGGCAAAATATAGAAAATACGTACCAAAGGGTTATACAAACCGATGGTACAAATTTTTATGACGGAACAGGTTCTCTAGTTAATTTTGGAGGAGCTGTTTTCCCGTACACGGGCAGTGCTATAATCTCAGGAAGCCTTATAGTAACAGGCTCTACCGACATACAATACTTAACAGCTTCAGGACTTAATTATCCTGACACAGATGGAACTGAATTTATGGTTCTTAGAACTGATGGGAATGGGAATCTCTCATTTGATTATTCAGATAGAACAAGTATTGAAGTAAGAACAATTGAAGCTGTAACTAAGGGAGACCCCTTAAGAGTTGTAGGATTTAACAATGGGCAAAATAGAGCTGAAGTTAGAAGAGCAGATGCTCTAAATCCCTCTTTAATGCCTTCATATGGTTTAGCTTATGAAACTGTAGGTGCTAATGTTAATACCCAAATGATAGCATTAGGAGCTTTAGATAATGTCAATACCCAAATAGCCCCTAATGATTTTCAAGAAAGTGATATACTCTATGTCCAGGTAGGTGGAGGCCTTACAAATGTAAAACCCACAGGAAGTGCCCTAATACAAAACGTTGGTAAAGTTGCAAGAAGACAACAAAATTCGGGAGAAATATTAGTATCAGCTATTGGTAGAAGCAATGATATTCCTAATATCCAACCGGGGTATGCTTGGGTTGGTAACGAAAATTGGGTTGCTACTGCCGTTCCTACTTCGTCATTTAACGAAGACCCATTCCCATACACGGGAAGTGCCGCAATTAGCGGTAGTTTGGAAGTAACAGGAGATGTTACAATATACGGCACTGCTTCTGTTAATGTATTGATAACAAATTATGAATCATCATCAATAATTTATTCATCTGGTTCAACTAAATTTGGTGACAGTTTAGATGATACCCATATATTCACAGGCAGTGTTAGTATTACGGGTAGTTTAGATGTAGACAATACAATTACTGCGGTAACAGGTTCGTTTTCACACCTTAAAGGAAATTCACCTATAACTGTACAGGATTCTGTTACATTCCAAAGTGATATTACTGCGAGTGGAGATTTAAAAGTAGGATCATGGAAAATCCTTTCTTCTAGTAATTATATAATTCCCGAAAGTGTAAGTGGAACTAACGGAAGTACATTTGTAATTCAAGGCCAAAGCTCTACTACAGGCACAGGAGGAGAACTTTTACTAAAAGGTGGATATTCGGGAGGACCTCAAGCTGGGGCTAAACTTAGATTAGAAGGAGGAGATCCTTATGGTCAAATTCATGTAGGAAGATCGGGACAAACTGTTTATCTCAATGCCGGGGGTCCCTATAGTGGACATGGAGCTATTTTCCAACAAAATGGACGTTACCTTAGATTTGGATGGAATACTACTCCAGGTATTCCTAATCCTTATTTTAGGATAACAGGCACATCCTCTGATGGACTACACTTTGAATCTAATAAGTATTATCAATTTAGTAATAATACTATTATTAGTGGTTCTCTTACAGTATCCCAATCAGTTAGCGCCTCCACATACTACGGCGACGGCTCCAATCTCACAGGTATAGATACTGACCCATTCCCATATACAGGAGATGTTATTATTACGGGTTCTAATTCTAATGCTGCTTCTGCTTCTTTAGAAATAGTTAATTCAAATGAATATCCCCTTCTATCTCTTAAAAATGATGGAACATTATCTTTGGGTCATAACGTACTTAATACTACTACAGGCAATTTAAGGCTTATAAATAGAAGTGGAGATTCCTGGATGGGGGGTCAAAATTTATGGGGTAATATTAGTGCGGGTATAATGATTCAATCTGAACCTACTAATCCTTTATATTTTAGAAATCTACTATTTTATGTAAAAAGTGATCAAGGTGCGGGTGCCGGAGTCGAAAAAATGAGATTCGACTACAATGGTAATTTAGGTATAGGAACCTCATCTCCCCAAGAACGCCTCCATGTAAATGGTAATGCTGTAATTACAGGCTCAAATTCACTAGCAGGTAATTATGCTCTCAAAGTAGCAAATAGTTCTGGTACTGATATACTAGCAGTTGAGAATGATGGTAATATTGGTATAGGAACAGATAATCCTTCTGCCCAACTCCATTTACAAGATGGTACTAGTAGATTTAGAATTAACACTACAGCCCATCAAATAGAAATGGGTACTGCTGGTATTTTCTTTAATACTCTTACCTTTGGCACAGGTACTATGACTTTAAATAATAGTGGTAACACAGGTAATGATACCTTTACAGCAGGACCTGGATATGTTGTTACTAATTTACTTAGGTCGGGTATAAATGGTAACCAATATTCTAAATTAACCCTAGAAAGTAGATATTATGGTATATCCACAGCTACTTCTGCTATGGATTTTAGGGTATTTGGAAGTGGTGGATCCTTAAATCAAACCCGTGTTGCTCTTTATAATGGGGATAATGGAGCGGTAATACTCCAACCAGGAACAGGTAACGTAGGTATTAGTACAAACTCTACACCCCCTGAAAAACTCACAGTAGAAGGTAACGTTAGCGCCTCCACATACTACGGCGACGGCTCTAACCTCACAGGTATTGAAACCGATCCATTCCCATATACAGGAAGTGCTATAATTAGTGGTTCACTTACATTAACAGGTAGTTTTAACGCTTTATTACCCACCTCCTCAACAGATACTTACTTTGTTACTTATAATACTTCTTCTTATGAATTAGAAGCTAGACAGGTAGCAACACTTATAAACCCTAAAGTTGAGTATTTAGATGTTACTGCTAGTATTTCTAGTGGTACTTCTATAACATTACCTAATGGATTATCATACATATCATCATCAACTTATGAATACCTTGAAGTATTCTTTAATGGGTTAAGATTAAGGTATGATAGGGATTTTATTCCTACATCAACAACAACAATTCAAAACCAAATAGCATTCCCTTCAGGAAGCGAGTTAACATTTAAATCATTGAAAGCATGAGTTTACACTTAAATCACTTTATTTCTACAGATCTATGGTTTTTATATGGTGCTATTATGGAGGGGAAAGTCCATTCATATAATAGAGAAACCCACATTGTAGATATAGAAGGTATAGAAGTTCCATATGATGAAACCAGAATAAATACTATTATTTTAGATATAGAATACGAACGAACTAGACTAACAGAAGAATATCAACAAAAAGACCCCCCTGAAGAGTTAGATCCAAATGTTTCAATGGTTTTAGATAGTATGATAGATGTTCTCAACATAATAAAAGATAGAATTTCATGGCTACCATAAGATCAGTTTTTGCTCCTGGACAAACTTTTAATGTATTAGATCCTAATGCTTGGGTAGGAGGGGTAGTTCCTGGTCCTAATGATATAGCCCAAATAGGAGAAAATGGGGATTTTTACACGCGAATTAACATGCAGGGTTCTCCTTACAATATTAACGATGCCGAACTTAGCCATTTAAAACCTTGGACAGGAAGTATTGCTGAAATTAGGGTAGATGATAATAACGTAGTTTGGAATGGCACTTACGAATTCCCAGATACTAATGGGAGTTTTTTAGTTTATCTGAATCGCAACTATTCAGAACTTAGGTGTCCTATTAAAATAGATTATGTAAGCAAATCATTAGCTAATGATGATTTCTTTTATACATGTAGTGTAGATTATTCTTATAATAACTGGGTTCACAAAGATAGAGCAATAGCAAATTTAAACCCTGAAGGATTTAATCAAGAAACAGTAGGCATAATTCAAGATGATTCTTATGTATTCCCACTAGAAACTAAATTTGAATTAACAGGATCCGATACATGGCATGTTGGGCAAATTGAAACCTTAGAACGTTGTCATTTAACTATTAAAGGTAATTCTACATTATTATTAGATGGTACTACTGTTAACCCAAATGCTATATATAATAACCAAGATTCTTACCGAAATGTAGTTAGAATTATTGAAAATGCCACAGTAGAATTAACAGGAAGTGTCCAACGTGCTAGTAACCTTTTCTATTTCTACAATAGAGATGACTACCAGAGAATCCAAATCTCAGGAAGCGATACATGCCCCCATACTCTACTAAGTGAATCTGTTTCTTCTGGCTCTTCAACTATTACTATGGTAGATCCTACTAATTTTGGAGTCGGTAGTATAGTATCAATTGATAGCCCGGTTCAAATGGAATATGTTAATTCTTTAGCAAGCCAAAGTATGAACCCTTATGGTAGGTACTTTGATTATAGCCTTGACTCAGGTTCTTCAGCAGGCCCAGGATATTATGGTTTAACTAGAATTACTTCTAGTATGGAAAATGATGAGGTAGTTAGAGTAATATCTCAATCAGCCCCTAACGAATTTTTAGTTGTTAAATTATTTGGTAAGGAAGGTGAAATTATCCAAGATTTTGGAACATTTGATTACAATACATTTGTTGAAACCTTTAATGTTACCCCTGAAGTATTTAGTGGTAATAAGAGAGCAGTATTAGTTAGGTCATTACATAATAATTTCCAAAAAGGAGAAATACTTGCAGTTAGCCGTTCTTTAGTAGCAGAATGTTTATACGCTGATTATTATCTTACTTCTTCCCAACATATAGACTTTACAACAGGCGATACATTAGAAGATAATTTAATATATAGTCCATATGTTTATAGTGGTTCATTTGTAGATACCACATTTAAAGCAGGGACTTATTATAATGAGTACTACAGGTGGGAAAATAATTTGCTATATGGCCCCAGAACGGGCTCAAGTGGAGAAGTAACATCATCTGTTTATTTACGCACTGATAACGATTATATCTATAATAATAATAGCCCACAGACCAGAGCCCAAGTAATGGTAAGTGGTTCATATTTTAAGGAGGGTGAAGTTACAGTCACATTTGATTATAATCGAAACCTAACCGGTTCTTATGATACTGGTGCTAATTTAGAATTAAATATAGGATATTCCCAGGGAGCATACGCCGCATATAAAGGAACTAGCAGAATAAGAGGAATATTCCAACCTTGTAAAAAAATGTTCGCGGCTAGTAATTATATTAGTGTATTATGTAATGGACAAGTAGGTGATGGGTATGAGAGTAATATAGGAACAAATGAAGTTTTAGGTGAAAATAATCCTTCTAGTTTTGAATATAAAATTTCCCATAAAAAAGGTAGAACTGAGTTTTATGTAAATGGTGTTTTAGTTACTACACAATTTGGTGAATCTAGCCTAGCTCCAATAATGTTAGGATTATATCGCTACGTTAACTTATATACTATAGATATAAAAGATTACCATCAATTAGTATTACTAGATACCGATGAAGCGGTTAATGTAGGAGATGAGATATTAGAAGGTGCTAGATTAGAATATGACCATTTTGAGGGCCAACGAGTTAGAACTAATGCTAATTCTATTAAAGATATAAGAGGGCACCGAAATTTATTATATGATTGGTGGGATAAAAAAGGTCAAACCAAATTAATGCCATACCAACATGGATATGTAAGTAACCGAAGTAATAAATATGATTATAATAATCTATATAGTGGAGATAGACTAGTTGGTGGAGAATTAATCCCAAATAACATAGGACCTGGAGCTAACTCCCCCGGTGACTATTTTGACACTAGTATTACCCAAACTATAGTTTGGGATTTAATGACTGAGGTTGAGTTTGATAGTCTTTCTTTTAGGTACTACAATGATTATGCCTATGACTATAATCAAATGAATGAACTTCAAATTGAAATTTCAAATGATATAGAAAATTGGACTACTGTATGGGGACCCTCACCTGATGGAAGGTATACTTCCCGTATAGCACAACGTAGGTATTTTGATTTCCCCAGTGGAAGTACTACAGCACGTTTTATCAGATTATCACTAAATGGCTCTACTAGAAGTGCTGGTGATAGTATTTTTGATTTAGGTATTTACCATTTTAATGGACAAGGAAATACCTTTGAATTATACGATGCTAGTATGTTTACTGTGGGGGACCAAATAGTATTTGCTAATCTAAAGGATGGGGGGTTTAGGGGCCAGCAAGAACAACAATATGATTGGTTAAGTTGGCAACTAGTACCTGGTGTTACCTCAGGAACTACAACTAATGATGATGTTTGTGGTGGGTTAGAATTAAAATACACTATAACAGCAATTAATGGTAATATTATAACAGTAGATAGAAGAATAGCAAATACTGATATTGGAAAAGATACTTTAGTTTATAAATGGAACCAGGGATCAGTTAATTTTAAAGGTAATTATAAAAATTTACTCTATTTCCGGAATTCAAATTTTGACCAAACTACTAATAATTATGAAGTAGTTAATGCTAACTTTGATTATATATTAGGTAGTTTTAATTGGCTAAGTGGTAATAGGAATTTATATACAAGTTTAGAAAATTGTTCATTTAATGATGTGGGTAATGGAGCTTCTATCCAATCCGGAAAAAGTGTAAAAAACAATATTTACCTTGGTAATAGTTCCTTTTACTCAAGCCACCCAACTTATGGGGTATCAGATTCAGTAGCATTTAATAATGTTGTTATGGGGGGACCTTCACAATTATATCCCTACTTTTACCCCAATCTTACTAGAAACTTAATAATAAGTTATAATATAAGCTTAAATGGGGGAGCTAATGCTTGGTATGCTCAAGGTGCTAACTATGAACAAAACGTTACTTCAAAAATTACCTATAAACATAACTATTTAGATTACAGGTATGAGCCTATATGGAATCAGCCTTTTCAATCTTCTTATCCTTCAACAAAAAACAGTGTAATTATAAAAGATAATTATACTTCCAGAGGTAATATGGGATATTATACTACAGCTATGTATAACAGGATACAAAATGCCTACCCTAGTAGTATAATTTATAGTAACCTTAACATAGAATCTTTTAAAAATTATAGGATATTATCAAATGGAGGAGAAATCCACCCATATTATTTAGATAATGGTCTTACTACACATTATGGAAGAGATTCAAATGTTTTAAGATATTACCCTAATGATATTACAACAGGTCAACCTTTAATCCGGTTAGGAGGTTATAATTTCCCCTCTTTACTCTATAAAGAATCTGCTAATAGGTATGGAATCATTAACACAGTATCTGGAACATCCCCGGGTACACAAAGTATTCCTAATTTATATGTGAGTAGATTTAAAATAGAAAAAGAACAAGATATTAACATACAATTAGATTTTGAATACTTTATAACCCTACTTAAACTCTATGATAGGTCTAACGATACTACTAACTTTAATAGGGGGTATGGATATGGTGGAGACCTTAATTGGACTGGGGTAAAAGTAATATTATACAATGACTCTGGAGCTTTTATTTTAAATAAAGATAATTTGACTAGTTTAGTTAACACACCCTATTCATATAATAAAACCTTTACCCTCGAACCAGGTAATTATAGTTTTGGTATACATTATTATACATCTGTAAGGGAAGGCCATAAAATATTTGAACATAGCCCTATATCATACAATATATTATCTACTGACCCCAATAATTTAGTAGTTTTAGAAAATAATTTTAGTGCTTATAAAATGTTAGAAAGTAGAGCATATGGCACCCAACAAATTATAACTAACCCTAATTTAGGCCCCTCAACTGTAGGGCGTGCTGCAAACTCTCTCCCTGTAGGAACCCTTAAAATCAGAAAACTTAGACTATGAAATTTCAAATATTAAATAACGAAGAATTAGGATTTTTTGATGATAATGGTAATAAAACCGCTACTATTAGTGTATCGGGTTCTAATCTTATATTAAATCCTAGTGGAAGTGGTGATATTCTTTTAGGTAATGATTCTACTGTTAATGATGTTGAAATGGGTATTCCTTCTACCCCTTCTAATTTTACATATTTAGGGGGTCTCCCCACCTCAGATCCTGGAGTGTATGGTCGTTTATTTCAAACATCAAGTGAAGCAATAGGGGCATCAGCAGGTTTTCAAGTAGTTTTAATATCACAAGGATAATTTCCTTTGTAATATTTATAACAAAACAACATGGCAAACACCCCAATTTGGCCCGGCTCTAGTTCATTTTCCCCCGGAAATACTCCGTTTGGGTTTTACGATAATGATGCTGAATTCCAAACAGATGCAGATAAAGTATCAGTATTTTGTTCCCGTCGTTTAGGGTATCCCTTAACTGATGTTGAACTACAAGATATTAGTTTTTATGCTGCATTTGAGGAAGCAGTAACCACGTATGGTAATGAAGTATATGCTTTTAAAGCAAGTGAAAACTATCTTTCACTAGAGGGGTCACCAACTGGATCTACTATTAATTATAAACTTCAAAGACCAAATTTAGGAGCAATTGTTCGTTTATCTGAACAATACGGTGAAGAAGCAGGTGTTGGAGGAAGTGTTAATTGGACTCAAGGAAGCATTGCTTTAACTTCAAGTGTTCAAACTTACGATATGAATGCTTGGGCTACCTCACAAGGTATAGAACAAGGCGATTTAGAAATTAAAGAAATATTCTACCAGGCACCCCCTTCAGTAGTTAGATATTTTGATCCTTATGCAGGTACTGGTACTGACGTACAGGGTTTATTAGATGCTTTTGGGTTTGGTAATTATACTCCTGGTATTAATTTTTTATTAATGCCTATTAATTATGATTTATCTAAAATTCAAGCAATTGATTTTAATGATACTATTAGAAAATCAAACTACAGTTTTGAATTAATAAATAATCAATTAAGAATATTCCCTATTCCAAATAGAAGTGGAAATTTATATTTTAAATATATTTTAAAATCTGATAGAAATAGAGCAACAGTAAGTGGAAGTTTAGGAGAAGGTGTTGTAACAGATGTTTCAACTGTACCTTATGCTAACCCAACTTACTCATACATTAATTCAATCGGCAGGCAATGGATTTTTGAATACACATTAGCATTGTGTAAAGAAATGTTAGGTTACATTAGAGGCAAATATAGTACAGTACCAATTCCTGGTAGTGAAGTAACACTTAACCAATCAGACTTAATTTCAGCAGCAACCTCTGAAAAAACAGCATTAATTGAAAGGTTAAGATCTTACTTAGATGAAACCTCACGCAATAAGTTATTAGAAAAGAAAGCAGCAAATTCTGAATTTATACAAAAAGACTTAAGCGCAGTACCCTACACTATCTTTATTGGCTAATGGCATTATTTGGAAGACAACGTGATATAAATTTATTTACAACAATTAATAGAGAATTGTTGGGGGATGTTATCACTCAAGAATGTGCCTTTTACAAATATATTTTAGAAAAAACTACAATAAACATATACGGCGAAGCTGCTGATGGAGCTTATTACGATGGTCCTACCTTATTTAATTGTTTAATTGAAAGAAGCGACCAAGAATTCCCTGAAAGCGATATGGGTGTTGACTTTAAGTGGGGAATTGATTTTAAATTCCTAAGGGAAGATCTAATCGACGCTAATGTTGTACCCCAAGTAGGTGACATAATTTTATATTATGGAGGATACTACGAAGTAAACACAACTAATGCTAATCAGTATATTTTAGGTAAAAACCCAGATTACCCATATAACGAAAACCCATTAAATCCAGGATTAGAACAATTTGGTTCAAATTATTCTATTATTTGTAAAACTAATTACGTTCCTGGTGATAAACCTGGTATAACTAAAGAAAGATTATAATGGCGACACAAGGAAGAACCCCAATACCAAAATCACAAGCTGAGATAGCAAATGGATTTATTGAACCATTTGATACTCAAAGGGGGAATCCTAACCAAAGTCGTGATTTAAATAGAGGTAATAAAAATTCATTTAGAGACGATACAACTAAACCTTTTTCTATAGGAATTAAGGATATAGACGAATCTATTGTTTATTACTTTAAAAATGTTATTAGACCTTTTGTAATCCAAAATGGGCAACGTATTGAAGTACCTGTAATGTATGGTGCTCCCGAAAGATGGAAATCAGTACAACGTGATGGTTTTATGCGTGATCAAAAGGGTGCTATAATGGCTCCTATGATTATGTTTAAGCGTAACACTATTGCCCCTATAAAAGGTCAATACAACAAATTAGATGCTAATCGTCCTGCAAATGTTGCTTACACACAAACCTCATATAATAAGCAAAACGCATACGATAAATTTAATATTTTAAATAATAGAAAACCTATTAAAGAATACCATACTGTAGTAGTACCCGATTATGTTACTATGACTTATAGTTGTGTAGTTTATACTTATTTTGTAGAACAACTTAATAAAATAGTAGAATCTATTAACTATGCCGCTAATTCGTATTGGGGTAATCCTGAACGATTTAAATTCAAAGCAGATATTGATTCTTTTACTACTGTTACTGAATTAAGTGCAGGCACAGAGCGAACTGTTAGAGCTAATTTTGATTTAAATTTAAAGGGTTATATCATCCCCGACATTCCTCAAAAGGATTTAACAGTAGATAAAAAACGATTTAGTAAAGGCCAAGTTGTTATACAACAAGAAACTATAGCTAATCTAAATGATTTAAATCAATCTCAAATAAATCAACCTATCGATACAAGAAATCCCCAAAATACAGACACTAATATTTTTTGAGGGAAATTCTGATATTTATCAACAAATGGTTTTAAAAAAAATTTAATATTTATAAAAAATGAGTGAACAAATTAAGTTATCCCAAGAAGAACTTGACACTATCAAGCAGTTACAACAAAAGCAACAGGATTTAATTAACCGATTCGGTCAATTAGAATACCAAATGCAGTTATTAGAGTTGCAAAAAGATCAATTAGTGGAAACTATTGGTAAGTTACAACAAAACGAACAAAAAACTGGAGAAGCATTAACACAAAAATATGGAAACGGAACCGTTGATTTAGAATCGGGAATGTTTACAAAAACTGAATAAAAAATTAACAAAACAATAAAATGGCAGAACAAATAGTATCACCTGGAGTATTTACAAGAGAAAACGACCAGTCATTTATTACACAGCAGCCTGTAGAAGTAGGGGCTGCTATCATAGGCCCTGCAGTTAAAGGTCCTGTTGAAATTCCTACTGTAGTTACTTCTTACAGTGAATTTAAAAATAAATTTGGCTCTACTTTTGTAAGCGGAGGTCAAACCTACTCATTCTTAACTTCAATCTCAGCTTATAATTACTTCCAAAATGGAGGTAATACTTTGTTAGTAACAAGAGTTGCTTCTGGTAGCTGGACTCCTGCTTCAAGTAGTGGAATTTATAATGATGCCGGTGGTACATTAATAACAACTGCTGATGCTCTTTTAGGATCCATTTCTACACAACCTTCAGCATCAGCGGGAACATACACAGATGTTGAATCTGATTCAGTAGTAGGAACTGGAACTGATGTTACTGCCTCTATTATTTTAGATACTGATACTAATGTTTCTACTATAACCATTACGGGTCAAACTGGAACTTTTTCTATAGGAGATGTTATCACATTTCATTCAAGTTCTTTAGGAGCTACAGATGGTGATGGAACTGATTTAGTAATTACTGTAGTAGCAGATGATATTGTTGCTTCTAATTCAAATACTCCTTTTGTATTAAAAACAATTTCAGAAGGTACTATTATGAATAGTGAAGGTCCTGAAAATGCAGATGGTTCTTTAGATTCAGGTTCAGTAGATAATGTTAGATGGGAAATTACTAACTCTAACACAGGATCTGGTACATTTACTATAAACATTAGAAGAGGTAATGACGTTACTAATGAAAAAGTAATTTTAGAAACATTTGCTAACGTCTCTATGGATCCTGAAGCTGATAATTACGTAGCAAAGGTAATAGGTGATACCTACCAATCAGTAGATACAACAGATGTTAATAACCCATACGTTAAAGTAAATGGTGAGTATCCAAATGCTAGCCGTTACGTTTACGTTTCAGCAGTAAATACTCCAACCCCAAATTATTTTGATAATAGTGGAAATGCTAGATCAGAATATACTTCATCTATTCCTGTAGTGCATGATGGAGCTTTTGCAGGGGGTACTGGTGATATTTTAACAGGAGCTGGTAAGTATTTTAACAATATTGATAATACTGATACTCAAGGGTTAGTAGCAGATAATTACTCACAAGCTATTAACTTATTAAAGAGTAAAGATGATTACCAATACAATGTAATTACTACTCCTGGTTTAATCCATAGCTTAAGTAGCCACACATCTGTTTTAAATACTTTAATTGCAAATACTCAAGAAAGAGGAGATGCACTTGTAGTATTGGATATTGAAGATTATGGAGCTACAATTTTACAAGCCTCTAACGCAGCAGGAAATCTCAACTCAAGCTATGCAGCTACTTACTGGCCTTGGGTTCAAGTACAAAACCCAGATACTGGCAAATTAAATTGGATCCCAGCATCAACATTAATCCCAGGTGTATATGCCTTTAATGATAATGCTTCTGAGCCATGGTTTGCCCCTGCAGGTATTAACAGAGGTGGATTAAGCACAGTAGTAAGACCAGAGAGAAAATTAACAAGAGCTAACAGAGATACTTTGTATGAAGCTAATGTAAATCCAATTGCTAACTTCCCTGCAAACGGAACTGTAGTATTTGGTCAAAAGACATTACAAAAGAAAGCATCTGCACTTGATCGTGTAAATGTTAGAAGATTGTTGATTGCTCTTAAGAGCCACATTGGTCAAGTTGCTAATAACTTAGTGTTTGAACAAAACACAGCAGCTACTAGAAACAGCTTCTTAGCTCAAGTAAACCCATACATGGAAAGCGTACAACAAAGACAAGGTGTTTATGCGTTTAAAGTGGTAATGGACGACTCAAACAACACACCAGATGTAATCGATAGAAATCAATTGGTAGGTCAGATATTCTTACAACCAACAAGAACAGCTGAATTTATTATCTTAGATTTCAACGTGTTACCAACTGGAGCTGAATTCCCAGCATAATAAAAATTAGAGATAGTAATATTTATAATAAACGCAAAATAAAATGGCAGTATTAGATCCAAACGAAATATTTTTCACCCCATTTGAACCAAAACAACAGAATAGATTTGTTTTGTATGTAGATGGATTCCCCGCTTACCTTATTAAGGGAATGGGTGCAGTAACAGTATCACAAGGAACTGTAAACTTGAACCACATTAATATTCAAAGAAATATTAAAGGCAAAACTACTTGGGGCACTATATCAATGACATTATTTGATGCTATCACTCCTTCAGGTGCTCAAGCAGTAATGGAATGGGTAAGATTACACCACGAATCAGTAACGGGTAGAGATGGTTACTCAGATTTCTACAAGAAAGACTTAACAGTGAATGTTTTGGGTCCTGTAGGTGATGTAGTTTCTGAGTGGATTATCAAAGGTGCATTTATTACTGAAGCAGGATTTGGTGAATACAATTACGATAATGAGGGTGCTGTTGAAATTTCAATGACAGTACAACCTGATTATTGTGTATTGAACTTCTAATACAAGCTAAATATTATAAAAGAAAGGCGTACTTCGGTACGCCTTCCTTATTTTTTAGATATTTATATTAAACAAATAAAGTTATTTTTAAATGAGTGAATTTACATTACCTACCGAAATGGTAGAATTACCTTCAAAAGGTTTAGTTTATCCTGAAGGTCATCCTTTAAGAGAAGGAAAAGTTGAAATTAAGTATATGACCGCTAAAGAGGAAGATATACTTACAAACCAATCTTACATAGAACGAGGCATAGTATTAGATGAATTACTTAAATCTGTAGTAGTTAGTAAAATTAATATTAAGGATTTAATTATAGGAGACAAAAATGCTGTATTAATTGCTACTCGTATTTTGGGATATGGTAAAGATTACTCATTCTCATACATGGGGGAATCCTATGATGTAGACCTATCTACTTTAGAAAACAAAGAAATAGATGAATCTACCCTTTCAGAAGGTAACAATTTTTCTTATACCTTACCTCATAGCGGTATAGATATTACTTTTAAGATTTTAAATGGACACGATGAAACTAAAATCGAAAAAGAAGTACAAGGTTTAAAAAAGATAAACAAATCAGCTTCCCCAGAATTATCAACAAGATTAAAATATATTATTACTTCTGTAAATGGTGATACTGAAACTAAAACAGTTCGTAATTTTGTAGATAATGGTTTATTAGCTAGGGATTCCCGTGCTTTAAGAAATCATATTAAAGAAGTCCAACCAGATGTAGATTTAACCTATATCACAACTGGTAATGAGGAGATTACCATCCCTATAGGGATTAGCTTTTTTTGGCCTGACTTCTGATATAGTTCCTCAAGTAAGACGTAATATGTTCAAACAGATCCATGAAATAGTATTTCATGGTAAGGGGGGATATTCTTGGAATGATGTATATAATATGCCTATTTGGTTAAGGCGATTTACTTTTAAAGAAATTCAAGAATTTTATGAAAAAGAAAAAGCTGAATATGATAAAGCTAACAAAAAAGGAACCAGTACACTAATCGATTCATCAGGAAAGGTAAATAAACCTCAATTTGCTGATGCTTCTCCTAAAAGATCTTCATTTAGAACTAAGCCATAATAAAATTAAATTTTTGAATATTTATTAACATGGCTAAACCCGAAGAAATTCAAAAGCTATTAGAAAATATCCAAAAGCAATATGATCGCTTAGGGAAAATAAATCCATTTGCTAATTTTGATACTTCTAAATTTGATGATATTAATAAAGCAGTTGCTATTCTTGAGGTAGGTCTTAGAGATGCAAGAAAGGAAGTCCAACAAATAGACTCAGATGTAAGTGGTTTAGTAAGTGGTTTTGACACCATGGTTGATTCTATAAAAAACTCAACTAGTGGGGTAAGAAATACTACTAAAGCATTCGAGGGAATGAGGGGTATAGCTCAAAAGATATTCTATGATCAACAAGGTATATCTAAATTAAATGGGAAACAACTTAAACAAATTCAAACTCAATTTAAGCAAAAATCAAAAGACTTAGAATTAAGTAAAAGTCTTTTACAAATTGAGATAGATGAATTAAAAAATAAAGGTGTACTAGATGCAAAACAAACAAAAGCATTAAAACAAAAAGAACATGCCTTAAATGCTATTAATGAACAATCAGCAGATGAAGCATCTAATCAAAAAGAATTAGAAAGACGAATAGAAGCTAGAATAAAACTAGAAGAACAATATACTGAAAAACTAGGACTAAGTGGAGCTGTAATAGGTTCTATGAAAGGAGCTTTAGACCAGCTAGGAATGAGCAGCCTTGCTAATAAATTAGGTTTTGATGCTGCTTTAACTGAAATGGAGGAGCTTAGTCAAGAAATTGTAGATCTTGAAAACGATATATCAACTTTAAACACCAATAACCTCTCAGAAACAGACATTTTAGCAGGTAAAGGAGGAGAACACCTTAAAATCCTCCAAGAACAAAGAAATGCCTTAGGAGGTGCAAACTCTCAACTCACAAATTTAAAAAAAGGTTTTAGTTCTATGGGGGATTCCCTCATAGAAAACCTTAAAGATCCTTTATCAGCGGGATTATTTGTTGTTACTCAATTAGTAAAAGCCCTTCAATCTACAGATAAACTAACAGGGGAAACAGCTAAAAACCTAGGCATGAGTTATAAAGAAGCCAATAATATGGTTTCTGATATGACTGATATAGCTAATCTATCAGGTGATACCCACGTTAATACTGAAGGTTTAGTTAAATCCCAATTAGCATTAAGTAAAGCTTTAGGTACTAACTCTCAAATTAGTGGAGAATTACTTATAGGTTTTACTAAGTTAACGGAACAAGCAGGATTTAGTGCTGATGCTATGACTAATCTTACTAAAATCAACCAGGGTACAGGTAAGTCACTAGAAGAAAATACAGCTGAATTATTAGGACAAGCTAAAGCTTTTAACATTAATAATGGATTAGCATTAAATGAAAAAGAATTAGTTGAAGAAATAGCAAATACAAGTGCTGCTACTGTTTTAACTCTTGGTAAATCATCTAAAGAATTAGTAGCAAACGTTGCTGCAGCCAAGCAGTTTGGTATTAATATGCAACAAGCTGAAAATATAGCAAGTAGTTTACTTAACTTCCAATCTTCTATTGAAAGTGAAATGGAAGCTGAGTTATTAACTGGTAAACAACTCAATTTAGAACAAGCAAGAATGCTTGCTTTAAAAGGAGAAACTGGTAAAGCAGCAGCTGAAGTACTTAAACAAGTAGGAAGCTCGGCTGAATTCTCTGAAATGAATGTTATGGCCCAAGAGTCATTAGCTAAAGCTATGGGTATGACACGTGAAGAACTAGCTAAATCTTTAATTGAAAGAGAAGCATTAGCTAACATAGGTATGGAAGATTTAAGTGCTCAACAAGCTTATAATGAATTAAAAAAGCAAGGACTATCAGATGATGAAATTGCTGTAAAATTAGGCAATGAACAATTAGCTAATCAACTTAAATCTGGATCTGCCCAAGAACGTATTGCTGCTATAACCGCTAAACTTCAAGATTTATTTATAGGGATAGCTGAACCTATTATGGCTATAGTTGATCCTTTATTAAATTTAGTTACAGCTGTGTTACCCGCTATAAATTTTTTACTCCAACCCATCAAAACTACATTTGATGGTATTAGTAAAATTCTAACAGGCGATTTCGAAAACCTATCAGGGATGGAAGCAGTATTAGGAGGGATGGCTGTTACTATGGGGACCTTAATAGGTTTAGCTAAAGTTAAACAAGCTTTAGATGAAGCGCAAAAACTTGCTGGGATGGATGAATTAGATAGAATGGGTCAAATGTTAGCTATGATGGGTCTTGAAAATTTAGCTTTAGATTACCAAATAGCAAAAGAAGAAGGAAAAACAGTTTTCCAATCTTTAGGCATTGCTCTAGGGAAAACTGAATTAGGGCAAATGATAACCAAATCAGGTATTTTGACTGCTAATAATTTAAAAGAAAAAATATCACTTGGACTAAAAGCTGCAGCTGCTGCTATGGAAAAATCTAAATTAGGAGCAATGATAGCTCAAGGTGCTCAATTTGCTTATGCTATTGCTAAAGAAACAGTTTTATTAGGTATTAAAGTAGCACAAGCAGCCGCCGCTATGGTTGGAGTTTCAGCAGCTACTTTAGGTATAGGTACAGCTATAGCATTAGCTGCAGCTGCAGGAGGTATAGCATACTTATATAGTATATCTAAACCCAAAAAAGCAGGAGATATGCTATCCCCAGCAGACGGAAAAACCCAAATTTCTACTAAAGAAGGGGGATTATTTGAATTATCTAAAAATGATGATCTTATAGCTGCCCCCGGAGCTGCGAAAGCTTTAGAAGGTGGTGAAGGAGGAGAAGCGGCCACTTCTAGTGGAATTAACATAGCACCTTTAGTAGCCCAAATGACTCAAATGAATGCTACGTTACAAGCTATCTTAGCTAAAGAAGGTACAGTTACATTAGATGGTACAAAAGTTGGTACAGCTTTAACAGTAGCAAGTTCAAAATTACAATAATTTTTAATATTTATAATCAAAAACTATGGCATTATTAGACAAATACAACCAAAACACTTCTACATTATCGGGTCCTAAATCTCCCAAAACTCCTGTAGGAGCAACTGCTGAATCTAAATTACATGATCAATATTCTTTAAATGGTAAACCAAATCAAAAGAATAAACCATCACCTTCAATTTTAGATTTAAATGGAGTTACCCCAAGTAATAATTATAAAGATAACGCACCTGAAGGAGCCTCATTTTAATAAATGGGTTTAATTGATCTTAAAACAGATCTTAAGTCCTTAAAATATGGGCTTGACAGACGTGGTATGGGAAGTAGTAAAGAACCCTTTATTACTAAGTCTATACCCGAAGGGGAAACCCCTGGAGCTTCAAGAGATGTTTTACTAAGACAAGGATCAATTGTATCTAGTGCAAACGATGTTTCTAGATTATTTCAATTATTTACTACTACTAGAGGTTTAACTTTTATAGCTAACCAAAACCTCCTCTCAAGAGGATCAGTTAAAACAGAAGCTACTTTAGGTCCTGCTTATGGTGGGGGTAATGTAAACCAAGGTATTTATTCACCTACTTCTACATTAGCACAAGCTGGAGTAGGATTTACAGGCACTCACTTAAATTTATTAGGTTTAGACCCATCGTCACCTATAGCAGGTGTTGTAGAAGGAGGATTATTTCCTGGAGGAGGTTTAATTAGATATGAACAAGCAGTTTTTGATTTTAATAAAAACGGATTAAATAGATTAGTCAAGCTTAAAGAAGATAAAATAGATCTAGATCCTAATTCTACAGAATTATTATCTTATGGAGGAGGCCCTAACTCAGTATTAGGAATAGGAAAAACTAGAATTAAACGTACTTCTAATACTACAGGAATTAATCCTTATGGTAACCCTGATGGAGGTTTTAAATCTGTTTCTTTTAATAAAGTAAATAATTCAAAATCAAATTTAGATTTAGGCAACTCATTAGGTGCTTCTTATGAGTATTTTACTTATTCTGAAATCAGTGGATTAGAAATCCCAGATCCAGATGCTGAACTTTTAGGTATAAATCCTGAAGATGGGTCTCAATTAAAAAGATTTGGCCCTCAAGATGATAATAAAACTCTAAGTACTTTAGAAGATAGTAATGCTCTTATTACATCTGCTAAAAATATACCCCCAACAAAGGTAGCAGCTTCTAAAACTTATTTTAACGACAACTCTCCCTCAGGTTCTATCTCAGAAATTACATATGGTGTGGGTAGTGATAATATTTTAGTATTATCTTCATCTGTACAATCTGCTGAAGAAAGATCTAAAGTTAAAGTAGCTGAAGCTAAAACTTATTTTAATGATAATTCTCTATCTGGTTCTATATCTGATGTAATTTATGGTACTGTAGCAGATAATAAAGTAGTAACACTTAAATCCGCTTATATAAAAGGTACTAATGCATCACTTAAACAAAAAGGATTAGCAGACCCTAAGTATAAAACTACAAACTATGAAGCAGGTAATGATATTACAGGAGATAAATTTAATAAAGCAACAACTAAAAAATTAAATACTTCTACAGAAAATATTAAACCCGATAATGATCAATTAATTAAATTTTATTTAAATTTTATTGATCCTGATAATCCTGGAATTGATAATTATTTATACTGGCAAGCTTATGTAGATAACTTTAATGATCAAATTGGAGCTGAATATGATTCTTACAATTATGTAGGTAGAGGATATCCTTTATACAAATACAAAGGGTTTACAAGAAAAATAGGATTAGATTTTACTATTGCTGCCGGAGATGAAAATCAATTAATTGCTATATACCAAAAACTAAACACATTTATACAACGTTTAGCACCAAATTATAGTAATGAGGGTTATTTACGTGGGAGTTTTGTTAAATTAACATTTGGAGATTACCTTAACAACGTTCCTGGAATTTTAGAGGGCATTTCATTATCCCCAATATTTGACGCTGGTTTTGATGTAACAAATGGTCGTCAACTACCTAAAGCAATTAAAGTAAGTGGATTTAATTTTACTCCAATCGCGGATAATAATAACCAATTAATTAGTAATAAATCAACCTTTATCTCAGTATGAACCGTTACCGTAACATTCCTGTTTTTAAAACTCCTAAAGGTAGAAGATATTATGCTAATGTAAAATATCCTGATATTCCTTATAGAGATAGTGACATTTATGTTATAGCCCAAAAAGGAGATAGATTTGATCTACTTGCGCATCAATACTATAAGGATTCTACTTTATGGTGGATAATCCCTTCAGCAAACCCAAGATTTAAACCAAATAGTTTATACCCTACTTTAGGACATCAAATAAGAATTCCAACCGATATAGCAAGTATTATAACAGATTTTAAAAAATTAAATAAATAAGTTATGGGAAAAATAATAGGAGAAAGTTTTGATCCATATGTTGATTTACAAATAAAAACACGTCAAAAAAAATTAGGGCAAACTAATAGAGATAACGAACTACTTACCTATTTAACTTCTAAAAATTCTTGGTTAAGATTAGCTTCTTCAGTTGACATAGACAAATCAAAAGCAACAGAAATAGGTACTAATCAAATTGGTAGTTTATTAGCAAAAAATAATATATTACAAGGGGGGGTATTAAGAACTACTTCTGATCGTTCTCCTAGGGGAGGTATTGTAGAGGCATATGGAAATGATCCTACTCAAGCTTATGGGTTTAATTCTAAAGCAGAATTTGGCCTTATTCCAATCCCCTCAGTAGAATCTTTTGAAATAACTCCTAAAAATAATGGATCTTTAACTCAAGCTAAAGTTAAAGTAAAATGTTTTAGCAAACAACAATTTAAAATTCTTGAAACTCTTTATTTAAGATTAGGATACCATTTACTTTTAGAATGGGGTCACTCAGTCTATTTTACTAATGATGGAACATTACAATCTAATCCTATCCACTCAGACGCTTTAGATTATATATTTAAGGATGGGGGTAACGTGAGTGAGTTAAATTCCCTTATACAAAAAGAGAGAAAAGCATCTAATGGTAATTATGATGGTATGATAGGTAGAGTTACCAATTTTGATTGGAACGTAACCGCAGACGGACATTATGAAGTGGTCATATCAATTACTTCTACTGGGGATGTAGTAGAATCTTTAGTTATATCAAAACCTCTTCCAACTAAATTAACCGAAGAATCATCTTCTGATGATAGTGAAGATGATGAAGAAAAAACATCAGATGCTATTGATAAAACACCTTTAGGAAAAATTTTAGATTATATTAAGAGATGTTTATATCGTCCTTATCTTTCTGCTCCATTTTATTTAGGAATACAAGGTAGTAGAACTAATGTAGATTGGTCTCCAACAACAAGTTATACGGTTTTTGGTAAAGAAGCTTTAACTAATGATAGAATAAAAAGATTAGTACAGTTAAATGATGTAACCCCTTATAAGAGTCCATTCCCTCTTGCTGATAGAGAAATAGTATACATTAATGGTGAAGGATTTTCTTCTGATTGGGATTTTTATTATATAAAATTAGGTGCTCTTTTAAGAATAATTCAAAATTTTCTTTTAGTCTACAACAAAGAACCAGGAAATGATACTCCTAAAGAGCCCATTACTTTTATAGATCATAGTTATAAGGATAGATACAATAAGTGTTATTTACCTTATCCCATCTTTTCAGTAGACCCTAGAGTGTGTGCCATACCTTCAAAAATAAAAGTAGAGCGTAAAAGAAAATTTATTGATTTAAAAACTTTAAATAATGCATTAGGAACAGATTTTTATGATTCAAAAGATGATTTTGTATATAATTTTATGCATATTCATATGAACATAGATTTTGTAAGACAATGCTTAATAGATAGTATAAATAATGAAGGTGATATTTTACTTTTAGATCTTATAACAAAATTATGTGATGGTATAAATACAAGTTTATGTAATTATGTTCAGTTAGAACCATTCCATGACAAAGATGACAATACTTTATATATTGTAAACAAATCTAACTCAGATAAACTCCTCAAAGATGCTCCCCCACCAACCAGATTTAGGGTAGGATTATTACCCCAAGGAGAGAGTAGTTTTGTAAGAGAAGTTTCAATTTCTTCTACTATTCCTGCTGATTTTGCTACTCAAATAGCAATTGGAGCCCAAGCTAACGATAAAGAAAGATCTTCCAACTCAACTCCTTTTTCAAATTGGAATAAGGGATTAGAAGATCGAATTTTTAAAGAAAAAAAGACAGCAGCTAATGCTGTAGATACAACTAAAACGGATGCCGAAAGAAAAAAACAAGAAGACGAACGATTTGAGGAGTTAACCCGAGCAGTAGCTGATACCGTTCATTACTACTCAGATTTTGATATAGATGATGATTTATTTGAATTAGAAATAGCTGTAAAAGATTTTTTCAAATCAAAACTTAACGAAATTGAAAAAGAAGGAAAAGCAATTACACCTATAATAATTCCTATATCCCTTAATCTAACAATAGATGGCCTTTCAGGAATTAAAATATTCCAAAAATATACAATAACCGAAGATTTTCTTCCTGATAATTATCAAAATGCTGTTGAATTTATAGTAAAAGGAATTTCTCATACTATAGATAACGGAGGATGGGTTACTAAAATAGAAGGACAATGTATACCTAAAATTCAAGACCCCGTAATCTTTGGAAAAGCTGTAGGTCCTGTTTTACCTTCTTCAGAATCCTATCAATCCAAACCCTTTCCACCTACTAAAAATACACCAAATGCTAATGCTTTACGTTTGGTTTTAAATAAACTAGGATATAGAGAAAAAGGAGAAGAAATCTCAAATGGAGGAGATATTAGTCTTCAACTTGCTAGCTACTCAATTTCTGTATTTACTGAAATAAAAACCCAATTTCCAAATTTACAACTTACAGTAACTGGAGGAAACGATAAATACCATCAAAAACTTTCTTACAATTCTGCTCATAAAAGAGGAGATGGTTTAGATTTCGTGATTTCTCCATCTGATCCCATTACATTACAAAAGGTAGATTTACTCCTCCAAGGATTTGCAGCTGGAAATAGAAGTCCTGCTGTTTCATTTATAAATGAATACGATAATCCTACAAAAGCTGCTAGTGGAAAACATTTCCACATTAGAATAGGAAGAGATAAATCTGGTTATGATAAAATTCAAAATGCTTATGCACTAGCTGACAGGGGACAACTAACGACATATACTATAGCTTAATACAATGCCTTATATTCCTAAAAATAGAATTCAACCAAACCTCTACACAGCAGGAGGAGAATTTTATATTCCTGGAGTTAATTCTGATTATATAGGTTATTATTATAAAATTTATACTGGTAAAAATTATACAGGTAGAACACCTAATGATAAACCTAATTACTTATTAGTTCCTATTGAAGAATATAATGTTGATGTTGAAGATAATTCAATAAAAGTAGAGGTATTAAATAGTTATGAATCTCTTATTTATAATGAAATAAGAAATTTAGCTGACTCTCCTACAATTTTTGTCCCTCAATTATTTTACACTCAACCTACTGAAGATGATTATAAATTAGGTGAATTCCAAAGATTTTTTTGTAAAAAAAGAAACGAATTTATTTATTTAGAAATTTCTAAATCCGATTATGATAAATTATCTCAAAGAAATTCTAGTATAGATTTCAAAAATTGGGAACCTTTTAATATACCTTGGACTTTAACAGGTGATAGAACTACAGTATATAAAGTTAATCGCAATGTAGTTTTATTAGAAGAAAAAAACAATAAATTTTATGGTTTTGAAAAGTATCTTCGAGAAGACTATTTAAGATACTATCAATCTTGAATATTTATAACGAAGAACCACTAGTTTATGGCACAAGAATTTTTAGCAGATAGGGATTTAGGGGCATTTTGCATACCTTATAAAGTAGCAGGCAACTCTATTATCCCCCCTACAGGCCATTTAAGCTTTTATAACAAATTAGACGTTCGTTATGTAACAAGAGTCGACATTCATAAAAACGACTTTAATAACAACAATATATTAAGGTATTTAACGGGAAGTAATAAAGGAAATCTAACGATTTCATCCAAAAATTTTCCAACTTCATACGCAGTTTTTTCTTATACAGAAATAACTTCTAATTCAAATTATGTAACCTTTACTTTAGATACAGGTGCTGTAGCCTCATCTGCAAATTTGCCTTTTACAACAGGAGAAGAAGTTTGTATTAAGTTAGATTATAATGATGGTGAGGGGGGTACTGGGGGAGTTGCTGGCACTAACGGCACCTCGGGTACTTCTGGGATAGGAGGAGTAACTACGGGAGGAGATGACATTGAAGTAACTGGAGCAGGCACCGAAAGTGATCCTTATGTAATTAATTATACTGGTAGTTCCTCATCTGGCACTTCAGGCACTTCTGGCACTTCTGGCACTTCTGGCACTTCGGGTACTTCAGGCACTTCAGGCACTTCAGGCACTTCAGGTACTAGTGGTTCATCAGGCACTTCAGGTTCATCAGGTACTTCGGGTTCTTCAGGCACAAGTGGTTCAAGTGGCACTTCAGGTTCTTCGGGTACCAGTGGCACTTCAGGTACTAGTGGTTCTTCAGGTACTTCAGGTATAGATGGTTCTTCAGGTACTAGTGGCTCTTCAGGCACTTCAGGTATAGATGGTTCTTCAGGTACTAGTGGTACTACAGGCACTTCAGGCACTTCAGGCACTTCAGGTGAAACTGGTCCTACAGGTCCTTTAGGTCCTGAAGGTTCATCTGGTACTAGTGGTTCATCAGGTATTTCTGGCACTTCTGGCACTTCTGGTACTTCGGGTGCTGATGGAGATACTTACTCAAATTGTAGTACCCAAAATTTATCAACCCCTACCCCAGGCACCCAAATCACTATTACAATAGCAACTGGGTTAGCTTATACTCCGGGTCAAAGTGTAATTCTAGCCCAACAATCTACTCCTAGTAATTATATTGAAGGTACAGTAAACAATTATACTTCTGGAACAGGATCTATAACAATTGATGTAACTGCTGTAGGGGGTAGTTTTAGTGGACCTACAACATGGTGTATTAACCTAGCAGGTGCTACAGGACAAGCAGGATCCTCTGGTACTTCAGGTACTACGGGTACTTCAGGAACCTCAGGTATAGATGGTTCTTCAGGCACTGCGGGTACATCCGGATCATCTGGTCTTACAGGTCTAACAGGCACTTCAGGTTCATCCGGCACTTCAGGCTCATCAGGCACTTCAGGTTCATCTGGTACTAGTGGCTCTTCCGGCACTTCAGGTTCATCAGGTACTTCAGGTTCATCAGGCACTTCAGGCACTTCAGGCACTTCAGGTTCATCAGGCACTTCAGGTATAGATGGCTCTTCAGGTACTTCGGGTGAAGATGGCTCTTCAGGTACTAGTGGCTCTTCAGGTACTAACGGTTCTTCAGGTACTAGTGGTTTTTCGGGTACTTCAGGTACTAACGGTTCTTCAGGTACTAGTGGTACTACAGGTACTTCAGGCACTTCAGGTGAAACTGGTCCTACAGGTCCTTTAGGTCCTGAAGGTTCATCTGGTACTAGTGGTACTTCAGGTACCTCAGGAGGTATAGGTCCTATAGGTCCCGAAGGTTCCTCAGGTACTTCAGGTTCTTCTGGTACTTCAGGTTCATCAGGTGTTTCAGGTTCATCAGGTACTTCAGGCGTAGATGGTTCATCAGGCACTTCAGGTGAAACTGGTCCTATAGGTCCTATAGGCCCTATAGGTCCTACAGGTCCTTCAGGTGATAATGGTTCATCAGGTACTTCAGGTTCATCAGGTACTTCAGGTTCATCAGGCACGTCAGGTATTTCAGGTTCTTCTGGTACTTCAGGCATAGACGGTTCTTCAGGCACTTCAGGTGGTACTGGTCCTATAGGACCTATAGGTCCTGAAGGTTCTTCAGGTACTAGTGGCTCTTCAGGTACTAGTGGTTCATCAGGTCTTACAGGTCTAACAGGTACTTCTGGTTCATCAGGTACTTCTGGTTCATCAGGTACTTCAGGTTCTTCAGGTACTTCAGGTACTTCAGGTTCATCAGGTTCTTCAGGCACTTCAGGATCTTCAGGCCTTTCAGGTTTAACAGGCACTTCAGGATCTTCTGGCACTTCGGGTTCATCTGGTACTTCAGGCTCATCAGGTACCTCAGGTTCTTCAGGTACTTCAGGTTCATCTGGTACTAGTGGTTCATCTGGTACTTCAGGATCTTCTGGCACTTCGGGTTCATCTGGTACTTCAGGTTCATCAGGTACTAGTGGTTCTTCAGGTACTAGTGGTTCTTCAGGTACTAGTGGTTCATCTGGTACTTCAGGCTTTTCAGGTACTAGTGGTTCTTCAGGTACTAGTGGTTCTTCAGGTACTAGTGGTTCATCTGGTACTTCAGGCTCATCAGGTACTAGTGGTTCTTCAGGTACTAGTGGTTCTTCAGGTACTAGTGGTTCATCTGGTACTTCAGGTTCATCAGGTACTAGTGGTTCTTCAGGTACTAGTGGTTCTTCAGGTACTAGTGGTTCATCTGGCACTTCAGGCTCATCAGGTACTAGTGGTTCTTCAGGTACTAGTGGTTCTTCAGGTACTAGTGGTTCATCTGGTACTTCAGGCTCTTCAGGTACTAGTGGTTCTTCAGGTACTAGTGGTTCTTCAGGCACTAGTGGTTCATCTGGTACTTCAGGCTCATCAGGTACTAGTGGCTCCTCAGGCACTTCAGGTTCTTCTGGTACTTCTGGTTCATCAGGTACTTCTGGTTCATCAGGCACTTCAGGTTCTTCTGGTACTAGTGGCTCCTCAGGCACTTCAGGTACTTCAGGTGAGACAGGTCCTTCAGGCTCCCCAGGTGAAGAAGGTTCATCGGGTACTTCAGGTTCATCAGGTCTTTCAGGTTTAACAGGTACTAGTGGCTCTTCAGGTACTTCAGGTTCATCAGGTACTTCAGGATCATCAGGTACTTCAGGTACTTCAGGTACTTCAGGTACTTCAGGTGCAGATGGTTCTTCAGGCACTTCAGGAGCAAGTGGAGATATCTATGCTAATTGTACTCCACAAACTATTACTTCCCCAGCAACGGGTACTTTATTTCTTACTATAGGTACTGGCTTAGCTTATACTGCAGGTCAAAGTGTAATATTATCTATTAGTGCTACCCAATATATAGAAGGAATAATATCTTTTTATAATTCAAATAGTGGAAATGTAGCTATAACTGTTACATCATCTAATGGTACTTTTGGAGGTTCAAATCCATGGTGTATTAACTTAGCAGGTGCTACAGGTGCTTCTGGATCTTCAGGTACTAGTGGTACTTCAGGTTCGTCAGGCACTTCTGGCATAGATGGTTCTTCGGGTACATCAGGTTCTTCAGGCACTTCAGGTACTTCAGGTACTTCAGGCACCTCAGGTACTTCAGGTGAGACAGGTCCTTCAGGCCCCCCAGGTGAAGAAGGTTCATCGGGTACTTCAGGTTCATCAGGTCTTTCAGGTTTAACAGGTACTAGTGGCTCTTCAGGTACTTCAGGTTCATCAGGTACTAGTGGTTCATCTGGTACTTCGGGCTCATCAGGCACTAGTGGTTCTTCAGGTACCAGTGGTTCATCAGGTACTTCAGGATCTTCAGGTACTAGTGGTTCATCAGGTCTTACAGGCTTGACAGGTACATCAGGTTCATCTGGTACTTCAGGTTCATCAGGTACTAGTGGTTCATCAGGTACTTCAGGATTATCAGGTTCCTCAGGCACTTCAGGATCATCTGGCACTTCAGGTTCATCAGGTCTTACAGGTTTAACGGGTACTTCAGGTTCATCTGGTACTTCAGGTACTTCTGGTGCCGAATATTATAGATGTGTTCAATCTAATACTCTTCCTTCTCCTCCTACTATAGGACAAACTTACCAACAATTCATTGGAACTAGTTTAGCGTGGTCAACGGGAATGTATGTAGTACTAGAAGCTAATAATGGAGCTAGTATTATAATAGGACAAGTAGTAACGTATAGTTCTGTTACAGGATTCATAGAATTTGAAGTTCTTTCTTATCAAGGAACTTGGAGTAATATTACTCATTGGTGCTACAATATATCAGGTGCTCCTGGAGAAGATGGATCATCCGGTACTTCAGGCTCATCAGGTACTTCAGGTTCATCGGGCACTTCAGGTTCATCAGGTACTTCAGGTACTTCAGGTGATACAGGCCCTACAGGTCTTCCAGGTTTAGATGGCTCTTCAGGTACTAGTGGTTCATCAGGTACTTCAGGCTCTTCAGGTTCTTCAGGATCTTCAGGTACTTCAGGCTCTTCAGGTACTTCTGGGGTATATTCTTATTGTGGGTTTACTGGAATTGGTGTCCCACCACCTCCATCTCAATTTTCTATAACTATAGGAACTTATTTATCGTTTACTGCTGGTCAAAGTGTAATTATATATCAACAAAATAATGCTACCAAGTATATTTTAGGAACGGTAAATAGCTATACTCCAAGCACTGGAGTTATGGTGGTTGATTATATATCCCATAATGGTAATTGGAGTGCGGGTCAAACTTGGTGTATCAATTTATCGGGTCAACCCGGGGAAGATGGTTCATCAGGCACCTCAGGTTCATCAGGCACTTCAGGTTCTTCAGGCACTTCAGGTTCATCAGGTACTAGTGGTTCTTCAGGCACTTCAGGTATAGATGGTTCTTCAGGTACTTCAGGATCTTCAGGTACTAGTGGCTCATCAGGTACTTCAGGTTCTTCAGGCACTTCAGGATCTTCAGGTACTTCAGGATCATCAGGTACTTCAGGTTCTTCAGGTACTTCAGGTTCATCAGGTACCTCAGGTTCTTCTGGTACTTCTGGTTCATCAGGTACTTCTGGTTCATCAGGCACTTCAGGTTCTTCAGGTACCAGTGGTTCATCCGGTCTTACAGGTTTAACAGGTACTTCAGGTTCTTCAGGTACTTCAGGATCATCAGGTGAATCCGGTTCATCAGGTACTTCGGGATCATCAGGTACTAGTGGTATTTCAGGATCATCAGGCACTTCAGGTTCATCAGGCACTTCAGGTTCATCAGGCACCTCGGGTTCTTCAGGTCTTACAGGTTTAACGGGTACTAGCGGTTCTTCAGGTACTAGTGGTTCTTCAGGCACTTCAGGTTCATCTGGTACTAGTGGAAGCCCAGGTGAACCCGGTTTAGATGGTTCTTCAGGTACTAGTGGTTCTTCAGGTACTTCAGGTTCATCAGGTACTTCAGGATCATCAGGTACTTCAGGTACTTCAGGTTCATCAGGCACCTCGGGTTCTTCAGGTCTTACAGGTTTAACAGGTACTAGCGGCTCTTCAGGTACTAGCGGTTCTTCAGGCACTTCAGGTTCATCTGGTACTAGTGGTTCTTCAGGTACTTCAGGTTCATCAGGCACTTCAGGTTCATCAGGTACCTCGGGTTCTTCAGGTCTTACAGGTTTAACGGGTACTAGCGGTTCTTCAGGTACTAGTGGTTCTTCAGGCACTTCAGGTTCATCTGGTACTTCAGGATCATCAGGAACTAGTGGTTCTTCAGGCACCTCAGGTTCATCAGGCACTTCAGGTTCTTCAGGCACTTCAGGATCATCAGGCACTTCAGGCTCATCAGGCACTTCAGGTTCATCCGGTACTAGTGGTTCATCAGGTACTTCAGGCTCTTCAGGTACTTCAGGATCATCAGGCACTTCAGGTATAGATGGTGACATTTATGCTAATTGTACTGACCAAACTATTGCTTCTTCCCCAACAACCATTTCTATTCAAATAGGAGCAGGTTTAGCATATACAGCTGGACAAAATGTTATATTTGCTATTGATGCTAATAATTTTATAGAAGGAACTGTAAATAGTTATGATCCCAATAATGGGAATATAACTATAAATGTTACTAGTTTTACAGGGAGTTGGAGTGGTACAAATGAATGGTGTATTAACTTAGCAGGCGCCCCAGGTGCATCAGGTTCATCAGGTACTTCAGGTACTAGTGGCTCATCAGGTACTTCAGGATCATCAGGTACTTCAGGTTCTTCAGGTACTTCAGGTATAGATGGTTCTTCAGGCACTTCAGGTTCATCAGGCACTTCAGGTTCATCCGGTACTAGTGGTTCATCTGGTACTTCAGGATCTTCTGGCACTTCGGGTTCATCTGGTACTTCAGGTTCATCAGGTACTTCGGGTTCTTCAGGTACTTCAGGTATAGACGGCTCTTCAGGCACCTCAGGTTCTTCAGGTACTTCAGGATCTTCAGGTACTAGTGGTTCATCAGGTACTTCAGGTATAGATGGCTCATCAGGCACTTCAGGGTCTTCAGGCACTTCAGGTTCATCTGGTACTAGTGGTATTTCAGGTTCTTCAGGTACTAGTGGCTCATCAGGCACTTCAGGTTCTTCAGGCACTTCAGGATCTTCAGGCACTTCAGGATCATCAGGTACTTCAGGATCTTCAGGTACTTCAGGTTCATCAGGCACTTCGGGATCATCAGGCACCTCAGGATCATCAGGTACTTCAGGTTCATCAGGTACTTCAGGATCATCAGGTACTTCAGGTACTTCAGGTTCATCAGGTACCTCGGGTTCTTCAGGTCTTACAGGTTTAACAGGCACTAGCGGTTCCTCAGGTACTTCAGGTATAGATGGTTCTTCAGGCACTTCAGGATCATCAGGCACTTCAGGTTCATCAGGCACTTCAGGTTCATCAGGTACCTCGGGTTCTTCAGGTCTTACAGGTTTAACGGGTACTAGCGGTTCTTCAGGTACTAGTGGTTCTTCAGGCACTTCAGGTTCATCAGGTACTAGTGGTTCTTCAGGCACTTCAGGTTCATCAGGTACTAGTGGTTCTTCAGGCACTTCAGGTATAGATGGTTCTTCAGGCACTTCAGGTACTTCTGGTTCTTCAGGCACTTCAGGTATAGATGGTTCTTCAGGTACTAGCGGTTCTTCAGGTACTAGTGGTTCTTCAGGCACTTCAGGTTCATCAGGTACTAGTGGTTCTTCAGGCACTTCAGGTATAGATGGTTCTTCAGGTACTTCAGGATCTTCAGGTACTTCTGGTTCTTCAGGTACTTCAGGTATAGATGGCTCATCAGGCACTTCAGGGTCTTCAGGCACCTCAGGTTCATCTGGCACTAGTGGTATTTCAGGTTCTTCAGGTACTAGTGGCTCATCAGGCACTTCAGGTTCTTCAGGCACTTCAGGATCTTCAGGTACTTCAGGATCATCAGGTACTTCAGGTTCTTCAGGTACTTCAGGTATAGATGGCTCATCAGGCACTTCAGGGTCTTCAGGCACCTCAGGTTCATCTGGTACTAGTGGTATTTCAGGTTCTTCAGGTACTAGTGGCTCATCAGGCACTTCAGGTATAGATGGCTCATCAGGCACTTCAGGGTCTTCAGGCACCTCAGGTTCATCTGGTACTAGTGGTACTTCTGGTTCTTCAGGCACTAGCGGTTCTTCAGGCACTTCAGGTTCATCAGGTCTTTCAGGTACACCAAGTACTAGTGGTTCATCTGGTACTTCAGGTTCATCAGGTACTAATGGTTCTTCAGGTACTTCAGGTTCATCAGGTACTTCGGGTACAAACGGTTCTTCAGGAACTTCAGGCTCATCAGGTCTTTCAGGTACACCTAGCACTAGTGGCTCGTCAGGTACTAGTGGTTTATCAGGTACTAATGGCACCTCAGGTACTTCAGGTGTTTCCATCACAGGACCTACAGGTCCTCAAGGTATTAATGGTATTAGAGGAGGGGTTGAATATAAATCAGGATCAGGTCCAGGAAAGGTTGCATGGAGTAGTACAATAAATGCCCTCACTATATCACGTTATGATGATCAGGGTAATGATGTTTATGATTGGATTAATAGCTGGGATGATGTTAATAATGCACAAAATAAAGGTCAGGTTACAATATATTCCGATGATGGTAATGAACTTCTTATAGGAACAATTAATACTTTAGTTTTTATTCCAAACCAATTTTTAATTACATTAGAATATCCTCTTGTTGACCAATATTCTCCTACTACTAATGAAACAGTTTTAGTTTCATTTTCTCCTAGAGGAGCAACAGGTCCCGGATTTATTGAGACATGGTCGGGTGCTCAAACTGTATTAGCAAATGATTCGGATACTTTTAACGTAGGTGTTAACTTAGGAACAAATGATGTAGTAGAATTTGATGGAAGAATAATCCTTAAAGGAAATAATGGAATTTCTCCATTAGAATCAGTAGGCATTACTATAAAATATACCGGAACACTCATAGCCCTTCCTGGTGGACAACATTATCTTTCAGATTTAACAATTTTGGATACTAGTGGAACTATTACTACTAATACTGCAGGTGTTATTTCTACCTCAGATGTAAATTTGTATAAAGTATGGTTATCATATATCGATTCACTTTCTACTCTTCCAAACGTTTTAACTCTTGAAGTTAATAATGAATTTGCATATAGTTTACAATATAAATATTTTACAACAATACGCTATTTTAATACTTTATAATATTTATAAACATGCCAGCATTGAATCAAAATTTTATAATACATGATTTAGATTATTTTCAAGTAAGATTTAATATTACTGATGCTGTAAACCCCCTAGATAATTCAACTGCACGTTGTTGGTGGGGAGTAGCTGAAGATAGTAGTGATGGCTCTTCAGGTACTTATCTTCTTATTGAAAGAAGTAATAATACTTGGACTAATACTGGTGTAGGTGATACTGTTAACTTTGGTAGTACTACACTACTTACAATAGAACCTACTTATGTGGATATAATAGTAGGAGTACAAAATATAACAGCTGGTGGTAAAGGTGGTTCTTATAACCTGACTCCTACTTCCTTTCCTGGTGTATACTACCATGAATGTATATATAGCGGCACCGGTGCCCAAACAAATTCAACAGCAATAGCAACAGGACAAATAACAGTTCTTCAATCACTATTTACAGAACAAGGATATAGAGCTTAAGTAAAAAACACAAAAAAACAATGCCCGCACTAAATCAAAATTTTACAAGATTAGAAAGTGATAGTTATGTATTAGAATTTACTCCTACAGATGGAACAGTTTCACTACTTACATATGCTGGTTGGTGGGGAGTATCCAATACAGATACAGCTGCAGGTTCATTATTATTAGAGGGGTGGACAAACAATTCAAATGGTTCAATCTCACTTAATGGGTATAATGCTACTGGTGGTTGTCAAAATACCCCATCCCAACCCGCCTTTCCTATCGATGGAACAGGTGCTGCTGTTAATGTTAGAATTTTCAACTTCGAAAACAAAATCCGAATTGTAATGGACCAATCAATACAGGATCTTATTACTCCTAATGGAACTTATTATCATGAATTAGTATTAATGAAGGTAGCAGCTAATACAGCATATCAATGTATATCTCATGTAGCAGCATCTGGATTTATAACTGTCGAAAATTCTATATTTACTAATAGAACTTATAGATAATGTCTTGTGGTCCTTTAAATGGTCTTTTAACAAGTAGTATTAACTCACAGCTTTTAGGGCCTTCTCTAGAAGGATTATATAACAATAGTTGGAACCCAAAATTTGCAGGTGTACCCTTAAATTTAAATTTATCATCATCCTATCAAAATGGACTTTTAACTTCAAGTTTACAATGTTCTAATTTTATATTATACTTTGGAGAAGATAAAACTATTAGTACATATGGTTATAATTTACAAGCAGAACTTTCTTCTTCAATGCCCCTACAATTATGTCGCCCTCGTTTTACTTTTGAATAAATTTTAATTTTATAATTAAAAAATAGTTACAATTAAAACATATTTATAACCATGCCTCATAATGATCAAATAAATTATAGTGTTAAAGTTAGGTTAGATCCCAACATCGACCCAGATGCAAGTGTAGTATGGAATAGTACTAATAAAAAATTTGAATTAGGAACGGGTACGGGTATTACTATTATTAACCCCGATGATCATAATATGATCACAGCTAATGGAACCACAGACTCTATAACTGGTGAAGATTATTTTAGATATGTTGGTGGGGGTTCTAGTGGAACTAGTGTAGGAAGAGTAGCTATAGGACAATATGACAATGCCACTCCCTACACTATGCTTGATATAGGAAGAAATATTACAAACAACACCACTAGTGGCTTCCCAGAAGCAATATTTTATTCTACTAATACAAGTTTTAATTTTGGTTTAAGACTAGGTCTTCACCAATTATCGTGGGATCAAGGTAGTGGTACCTATAAGTCACTAGAGGCTACAATAGGAACAGCAGATAAAGCAGGATCCCCTGATACAGATATATATGTTGGAAAATATTCTAGTTTAGGTGTGGGTACTTTTACTCCTATAGCAGCATTTGGTATTCCTCGTGAAAGTTTTGGAATTGGAAAATCAGAAAAAGCATTAATTGCTTATAGTGAAACTCCTACTTTAACTCCAATTCAAGCTACTCAACTTAATTCAACTTTTTATGTGGGGGAGGATGTTGATGCTAGTAGTGAAATTACTTCTGCTAAAGATTCTGTAGCTGAAATTACTAATTTTAACACTTCTGGAAATCAATACAATACTGCCTTAATAATTAATTTAGCAGCAACAAGTGGTCAAAACCAACAAGATTGGGTAGGAAGTTCTGGATCCCCAGACGATAACTGTAGATTTATTTCATTTAGACGTAGAGCAACTATTAATGAACATAACAACTCATATCCTTCATTCATAGAATGTGGTAAAATAGTTTTAAATGGAGCAGAAGCTGCTGCACCTAGTGGAGAAATATTTCCAGGTGTTCTTTATCTTAATACATCTGATAAACGATTTAAAAATAATATTAAGCCCCTTTCAGTAGGATTAAATGAACTTTTAAAAATCCAACCTAGTGAATATAATTGGAACCAATCCCCTATTGTAAGTAAAGGATTTATTGCTCAAGATTTGTATAAGATTTATCCTGATGCTGTATATAAACCTAAAGATGAAACGGATTTATCTGATCCTTGGTCTGTAGATTATGGTAAATTAACTCCTTTACTTGTAAAAGCAATTCAAGATCAACAAAAGATTATTGAGGGGCTAAAAGAAAGAATTATTAAACTTGAAAACTCTATTTAACAAATGCCTATTTCTTATATTTACGGTGATGGAATTTCTATACAGAGTTCTTCATTAAATTCTAGTGGATCTATAGCATCTTCTTATACTCAATTCAGAATTGAAGCTACAGGATCTAAAGGAAATAAATTTCAAATCCTTATCCCCTCCCAATCAACTGGTGAAAATGAAGATACTATAGCTTTATTTATTACAAGTTCTGGTAAAGATGCTAATGTAGGAATAGGTACTAAAAGTCCTAAATCCTTATTTGAAATAAGATCTTCCCAATCATCTTCAAAATCTACCCCCGATTTTATATTAGCAACTCCTAGCAGTTCTCTTATTACAGGAGGTGAATCAGCAAGACTTTCTTTTGTCATAGAAGATACTATTCTTTCAGGCAGTGAATTCGCAATTTCAGGAAGCACAGGAGCTATATATTCTAGGGTTCTTTCAGACCCTTCAACTACAGGTTACCAATATGGGTCTTTAGTATTTGAAGTAGATGGACCTAATGATATTACTAAAGATACTAAAGGCTTAGAAATAGGATATGGTTTAAATCCCTTTTTACCAACCACCATTGCTTCAGTATTTACAGGAAGTATTGTTATAGGAGCAGGAGATGTCAACCCTATACCAGGTATGTATGTACGTAATTATCTAGGTAACGATGTAGTATATATAGGCCAAGATATTTTTTCACCATTAGATCTTGATGCTGGACAATTAATACTTTATGAAAATAATTCTCCAAAAATTAATCTCCAAACAGACCCAGGTGAAGATAGTTATATTAATACTACAGGTAATTTTGGAATAGGAACATCTTCTCCTAACGCAAAACTTGAAGTAGTAGGAAACACAATACTCTCAGGTTCATTAGCAGTTTCTCAATCATTTACAGCTTCAGGTTTATATTATCCTGATACTGATGGTACTGATGGTCAATTTTTAGCTACAGATGGAGCAGGTAACTTAAGTTTTCAAACAATAGAAGATGTTTATGTTACCGTAAAAAATGTTTCTGGGGGTACTTTATATAAAGGTACTCCGGTACATGCTACTTCCTCAGTTGCTGCGGGTAATGCTACTCCTGTTATAGCAGCTTCTGCTTCTAATGCTCTTACAATGCCTGCTACTTTTGTTTTAAATGAACAAATAGATGATGAAGCAGAAGGCCAAGCATTACTTTCAGGATTTATCCAAGGAGTAAATACTTCATTATTTGAAGTAGGTGAAGTAGTTTATGTAGGAGAAAATGGAGGATTTACAAATATTAAACCTACAGGTTCTAATAATTTAATCCAAAACTTAGGTATTGTTACTAAAATTCACCCATCCAATGGTAGTGGGTGGGTATATGGTTCTGGAAGATCTAATGATGTACCCAACTTACCTACAGGAAAAATATGGGTTGGTAGTGATACTTACTCAGTAACTTCATCTGTAATTTCATTAGATGAAGCTAATAAGTATGTATCTGGCTCAGAAAGTGCTAAATTCCAATTAGGTACTTACGCTTTTGGATATAATACTTTCCCAGGGTTTGGATTTGACATAACAGGCTCAGGTATAATAGTTAGTAGTTCTTTACCTTCTTTACATTATCCTATGGTAAAAATAGGAGAAACAGAATTACTAGATTTAACTACATCTACTGCTTTAGCAGATCATACTTTTACTATCCATAATGTAGATAATTTCCAAGTTACTTCTGGGAGTGAACCCACAGATGTTTCTACTAATAAATTATTTGAACATATTGGGGATACTTTTAAAGTTTATAGTAAAGGAAATTCAACCCCTGTATTTACAGCATCAAGTAGTTCTATTGCTTTACAAGGAAAAAATGTTAGTATTTTACCTTCATCAGGAGTTCCTTATATAAAAACTCCTAATGCATCTTCCTCTCCCCAATATGTGCCTGTATTTGATGCTTTACCTGACAACATATCAGGAAGAGAATTAAAATATATAACATCTTCTACTTTTATAGGAGGAGGATTAAGTACCCCTTATAGTTTAGGTACTTTTGGTGGGAAATATCAGTGGGGTACTACTGATGGAGGTAAAACTGTGGTTCATGGTTTTGTTAATGGACCTACTGCAGGGGCCACACAAAACTCAGATCATTGGATAGATAGTGCTGTCTACACCCCTGATTCTACTACTTATAGTATGAGTACCTATAAAATGCAATATGCTGCTTTATACTCCCCAGTAGGAGGAATCCCCCATATTAAGGGTTGGGGAAGAACTTCAGATTCAGATTTTACTACAAATCATTCCATGTCAATTTCTCTTTGGTCCCTAGATACAGAACCTGCAAACCTTGCTGCGGGTAGTCAAACTTTAACTCTTAGAGCTCAATCTGAATTTTTAACATTTAATGCTGGTACCATTAACTACCTAGGAAACGGATGGGAAGCTTCAGGAAGTAGTGTTCGCCCTGCAGGTACTTTTTATTTTGTTACTTGGGATTTAGGTGGTCCTAATCCTTCTTCAACTGCTGATTTATCAGCAAACTTTACAATTTGGGTTGAACCCTCATAATTAATATAAAATGCATACCCCTACTCATACCCCTTTTCCTAAATTATCCACTACTTCTAGTTTAGCTGACGTAGTAAGTGAATACAATAATTTAGCAGAATTTTTAAACCAACAAAACTTCCCAAATCCTGATTTAGAAAAGTAAAATAACTTGTTTTTCTAAATTTAATTTGTTATATTAATTGTTATGTCTACACCTAAATTAAAGGTCCATTGTTCTTATATAGGAACGACAGGATACAACCATCATTCTAGAGATTTTTTTAGAAAATTATCTGAAAAAATTGATTTAAAAATTCGCAATTTTACTATAGGTAAAAATTGGAATTGGCCTAATAATGAACCCCATAATGGGGAATCTTATTTAAATAGTTTAGATAAACACCTTTTAACAGAACAAACTTTATGGGTTAATGAAACTGATAGAGAAGAATTTTCTATATATTCTAAACATGTAAATGAATTTGAACATAATATTGATTTAGTTTTAAATGAAACTAACCACTATTATTTTTACGATTCATATGACAAGCCTAAAATTGCTTATAATGTTTGGGAATCTACACTTCAACCCCCTCAGTTTTTTGATAAATTATTAGAATATGATCAAATATGGGTGCCTTCACAATGGCAAGCAGACTGTACTATTAATCAAGGAGCAGATCCCTATAAAGTAAAAGTTGTACCTGAAGGTGTAGATGTTAACACTTTTTATCCTGAAGACCCTAAAACAGTTCTAGATTATGTAGATGGTAGATTTAAATTTATAGTATTTGGAAGATGGGATTATAGAAAATCTACTAAGGAAATCATAGAAACATTCCTTAAAGAATTTGACCCTTCAGAACCTGTAGACTTAATTGTTTCTATTGACAATCCCTTTTCAGGAGATGGACATGAAACTACTGAAAAACGTTTAGAACATTATGGTTTTACTGATAAACGTATTAAAATAAAGCATTTCCCTTCCAGAGAAGATTATATTACTTATTTAAAAAATGGTCATGTATTTGTATCTTGTGCTCGAAGTGAAGGATGGAATTTACCTTTAATTGAAGCAATGGCTTGTGGTACCCCTTCAATTTATTCTGCTTGTAGTGGGCAAATGGAATTTGCTGAAGGAAAAGGATTACCTGTAAAAATATTAGGTGAAAAACCAGTTATGGATGCTGATTATAACCATTTTAACTCTTCAGTAGGTAATTATTATGAACCTGATTTTAAAGATTTGGCTCGTGTAATGAGAGATGCTTATAAAAATTATACAGACCATAAAAAACGAGCTATAGAGGAAGCTAAATTAATTCATAGAGATTTTAATTGGGATAAAGTAGCAGAAATAGGAATTAATACTTTAAAAAATTTTATGACAAATTTAAAGAATGAAATTATTATTAGTTTTGTAGATGGAGCTAGATGTGAAATTAAAGGGCCTTTAGATCAAGATTACCAAGTTAAATTTTATAATGATGTTACTAATGAATTAGTTTGGGAAGATACTATTAAAAATAATATGTGGACTGCTCCTAATTATAAATCTTTTATAAAATGGAGAATTGAGATTTGGGAAGGTAATAATAAAATTTATGAGCATATTTTAGATTTAACAAATAAAAAAGTTTATATTCATTTGGATAGTAAATCTATAGGTGATACTTTAGCTTGGTTCCCCTATGTAGAAGAATTTAGAAAAAAACATAACTGTAAAGTAATATGTTCTACATTCCATAATGATTGGTTTAAATCTCAATACCCTGAAATCCAATTTGTAGGACCTGGTACATCTGTAAGTGATTTATATTCATCCTATGGTATAGGGTGGTACTATGATGAAGATATTTATAGAAAATCTAATCATCCTTATGATTTTAAATTTCAACCTCTACAAAAAACAGCAAGTGATATTTTGGGATTAGAATTTAAAGAACTTATTCCTAAAATTAAAAAATTACCTTCTTCCCCTATAACAGAAAAATATATAACTATTTCTATTCAATCTACTTGTCAAGCTAAATATTGGAATCACCCAACGGGATGGGAGCAAGTAGTAAAACACCTCCAAAATAAAGGATATAAGGTAGCAGTTGTAGACCAACATAGAACTTTTGGCACCCAAGGATTTATGAACACCTCTCCCCAATCAGATTACCACTTCCATAATAAATCCCTAGAAGAAGTTATGTCTGTAATTAATGGAGCCCAACTTCATATTGGTATAGGATCAGGATTATCCTGGATAGCATGGGCTTTAAAAACCCCTATAATGTTAATCTCTTCATTTTCTAGACCTTGGTGTGAATTCCAAACTAATTGTTCTAGAATTTATATAGATTCTCCTACATCAGGGTATTTTAATACCCATAAAATGGATCCTTCAAATTGGAATTGGTACCCTTTTAAAGAGATAAAATCAATGGAGGATTGGTATGAGATAGAAACTATCACTCCTGATTTGGTAATTCAAGAAATCGATCGTATATTGTAATGTGTTTTGGCTTATAGAAAATAAAGAACAATTACAAGAATTTAGGGAAAAGAAGTTCAAGAAAGTATTCATTGAACCTCTTTTTTCTAATGATAACATACACCCCCACTTAAGGGGGATAGTAGGATTCTATATTAGAGAAATTAATTATAGAAAAGGATTTATTATTAATATAAACCATAGTGAGGCAACAAGTTGTGAATTAGATGAAGTATTAAACCTAATAGGAGAATTTAAAGAAATATTTGTAAGAGATAAGAAAGAATTTTTACACATAATCCCACTTAAGCAGCTTAGTGACACCCATTTCATCTCTCCTACAGATATCCCAGACTCATTTCCTTGTCATGATTTTTTCTATAGGAAATACCCCCAAATAGCCAATATAGGTAGCATAATTCCAATTGTAAAGCATTATGAACGTTGTGAAACGATATTTCACGCGGTTAAACATGTGTTTACTATGGAGAAACCACCACACTTTGAGTTCTATAATAACAGAGCTACAAATGTGTTTTATTGGATCGAATCGGAGGGACTTAAAGTAGATCCTAAGTTATTTGAGGAACACTTTGGGGTAGAACGAGATTGGACTTACTCACAATTTAATTTAAAAACTACTACTACGAGACCTTCAAACTCATTTGGGGGAATTAATTATGCTGCTTTAGATAAAAAATCGGGTTGTAGAGAAGCGTTTATTCCCGATAATGATTTCCTAATGGAGATTGATATTAGCGCTTATCATCCTACTTTGGCTGCTCAACTTGTAGATTATGAGTTTGAGCATGAGGACATACACCAAGCATTTGCTGATATGTACGGAGTAGATTATAAGAAAGCTAAGGAGCTTACGTTCAAACAATTATATGGAGGAGTATTTAAGGAGTATAAGAATTTAGAATTCTTTAAACGAGTAGAAAAATATATAGATGATATAAGTAGTAAGAAAGAATACGTTTGCAAGTCTGGATACGTTTTTAAAACAGATATGAAAAAACAGAAGTTGTTTAATTACATACTTCAAAATACAGAAACGTATTATAATGTACTTATTCTAGAGAAGATAATCCGTATACTTAAAAACAGTAAAACTAGGATTATACACTATACTTATGATTCGTTTTTGTTAGATGTAGATAAAGGTGAACGAGATGTAGTTGAATTAATAATAGATATTTTTAAGGGATATAACTTTAATACTAAAGTAGAGGTGGGACATAACTATGACGCTTTAGAGAAAGTGTAATATTTATATCCAAACCTAGCACATGAAAAATAAGCTATTTTGTACCTTTACTTCTTTGGAAGATTTGGAGAGAACGCTGGTAGAGGTAAAGTCTAGCTACGATATACTCTATAAAAAAATATTTGTTTTATATATAAAAAGTAGTGATGAGTACGTTTGTACTTATAACGTAGAGCCGTCAAGCGTAGAGGAGATTTTACCCAATACTATCTTAGTTCATAGAAAAAAAGAATCAAACACATTATACACTATAAATGCTCTTAACGAGCTTATAAAATTGCTGAATAGTGGAGTAGTTGATGTACGATATAAAGTTAACTGGCAACACTATCGTAACACTATTTTACTTACCCAGCACAATGAATTGAAACAATTAAAGACAAAGATTCATCAGATTCTTGAGCTTTAATTTGGGATCCTGAGATAGGGTTCTTATATTTATCAAAAAGTTTTATTTTTAAATTAGTTACATTATGGATTTAAATGCTATTCGTAGTAAGCTGAACTCCTTGCAGCAAACAAACAAAGGAGGAAATCAAAACAGCACTAGCTTGTTTTGGAAACCGAGTGTTGGGAAACAGGTAATTCGTATCGTTCCCAATAAGTTTAACAAAGCTAACCCTTTTACAGAAGTGTATTTCCACTATGGAATTGGTGAGCGCACAATGATTTCACCTATTAATTATGGTGAAAAAGATCCAATTGCTGAGTTTGCGAAGCAGCTTCGTACAACTAGTGATAAGGAAAATTGGCGTTTGGCAAAGCAGCTCGATCCTAAGATGCGAGTGTTTGTTCCTGTAATTGTGCGTGGTGAAGAGGACCAAGGTGTTAAACTTTGGCAGTTTGGTAAGAATACTTACCTCGAATTCCTTTCACTTGCTGATGATGATGATATTGGTGATTACACTGACATCCATCAGGGACGTGACATTACAGTAGACACAGTTGGTCCTGACGTTACAGGTACTGCTTATAACAAGTCTTCTGTACGTGTTAAGACTAAGCAAACACCACTTGGTGAAGCTGATCAAATTCAAAAATGGTTAGATGAACAAGCTAACCCACTTGAAGTATTTAAGCGTTATTCATTTGAAGAAATGAAAGACAACCTTCAGAAGTTCTTGACTCCTGAAGATACTCAAGAAGAAGAAAGCGACGATCTCCCTTTTGATAAAGGGGAGTCCCAAAACAATTACGCTCTTAAGACTCCCCAAAAAGAGAGCAAGGTTGATAAATTCGATGAATTGTTTAGCTAATGCCTAGAGGAAAGAAAGCATCATTAACGGAGGCTGTCTCTAAGGAACTTAAGGCAAATTTTGATTTGTCTAAGTTTAAGGAGAAAAAAATGCTTAATGCTAATGCTAAGTTTAAGCCCCAACAATGGATTCCACTTTCCCAAGCATTCCAGGATGTAACTTCAATCCCTGGCATACCTGCAGGACATATTGTTTTGCTAAGAGGCCATTCTGATACCGGTAAGACAACCGCCTTAATTGAGGCGGCTGTCTCCGGTCAGAAAAGAGGTATTCTCCCTGTGTTTATTATCACAGAGATGAAATGGAGTTGGGAACATGCTAAAATGATGGGTCTTGAAATCAATGAAATAGTTGATGAAGAGACAGGTGAAATTACGGACTATAATGGTAACTTTATTTATGTAGATAGAGAAACTATTAATTCTATTGAAGACGTAGCAGCGTTTATTTTAGATTTGATTGATGAACAAAAGAAAGGTAACCTACCTTATGACTTATTGTTCTTGTGGGATTCAATTGGTTCAGTACCATGCGAAATGTCACTCAAATCAAACAAAAATAATAATGAATGGAATGCTGGCGCTATGTCTACCCAATTTGGTAATAATGTAAATCAGCGTATTGTTCTCTCGCGTAAAGAAAGCAGTCCATACACTAATACACTAGTGTGTATTAATAAGGTGTGGACACTTAAACCTGAATCACCTATGGGTCAACCCAAGTTGATGAATAAAGGTGGATACGCTATGTGGTTTGATTCAACATTTGTAGTAACATTTGGTAATGTAATGTCTGCAGGTACATCTAAAATTAAAGCAATTAAAGATGGTAAACAGGTAGAATTTGCTAAACGCACTAATGTTCAGATTGATAAAAACCACATTAATGGAGTTACTACCAGAGGTAAAATTGTTATGACACCTCATGGGTTTATTAATGATAATGATAAAGAAATTAAAACCTACAAAGATGCCCATGCAGAAGCTTGGAGAGATATCTTAGGAGGTATTGATTTTGATATCATGGAAGAAGATCAAGAAGTACAAGACATTACTTCATTCGAAAAAGAACCTGAATAATGATTAAGAAAGATTATCTAAAGATGCTCAATAACCTTGAGCAAGGGGAAAGTTCAACTAAACCTGGGCAACACGAAAGAGTTATTTTTATAGATGGCCTTAACCTGTTTTTACGAAACTTTGCTATATTAAATTTTGTTAATGGAAGTGGTAATCACATTGGGGGTTTAGCTGGCTTTCTCCGTTCTTTAGGTGCTTTAATAAATCAAATACAACCAACCTCAATATATATCGTGTTCGACGGAGTGGGTGCCTCCACTAACAGGAGGTACCTACTTCCCGAATACAAAACAGGTAGGAATATAAACCGAATTACAAATTGGGATATTTTTGAAAATGTTGATGACGAAAATGACGCTAAAGTAGATCAAATTATTCGTCTAATTCAATACCTAAAATGTCTCCCAGTTAAAGTAGTATCAATAGACAAAGTAGAAGCAGATGACATTATAGCCTATATGTCTAAGGATATGACTAAACGTTTTAATACAAAGTCGTATATTGTTTCTAGTGACAGGGATTTCCTCCAATTGGTAGATGATAACATTACTGTTTATCGTCCAATAGAAAGGGAATTTTACGACATTGCTACTGTAAAACAAAAATTTGGTATTGTCCCTGAAAACTTTATTCATTATAAAGTATTATTAGGGGATGCTTCCGATAAAGTACCTGGTATTAAAGGGTTAGGTAAAAAGGGTGTACTTAAACGATTTCCTGAACTAGCAGATGGTCCTATGCCATTTGATAGATTATTTGATTTAAGTGAGGAACGACTCAAGGAAAGTGTAGTATATGCACGAGTAATTCAAGATTGGGACAAGCTTCTAAATACTAAAAAAATTATGGATTTGGAAATTCCAATGGTATCAGAAGAAGAAAAGGAATACCTTTCACAATTACCCTTGGAACAACTCAATGAATTACGTATCTTGGAGTTTATGAGTTTATATAGTGAAGATGGGTTAAACCATCTCATTAAGAATACAGAGTTTTGGTTAAAAGATACATTCACACGATTAATATATTAAGGTTTTGACATTAAATTCTCTTGCGACATACGGTACATCATTTCAAATAAAAGTATTATCATCACTCCTTACACATAAGGAGTTTCTTCAAAATATACATGATGTATTAAGTGAAGAATATTTTGATAATAATGCCCATAAGTGGATTATTGGGCAAATTCTAGATTATTATGAAAAATACCATACAACACCAACAATGGAGGTGTTGAAGGTAGAAATGAAAAAGGTTGAAAATGAAGTACTTCAACTTTCAATCAAAGAACAACTTAGAGAGGCCTACCAGGCATCTAATGAAGATTTAGAATATGTTGAAAAGGAATTTTCTTCATTTTGTAAAAATCAACAATTAAAAAAAGCCCTACTTAACTCAGTAGACTTACTCAACTCAGGTGATTTTGAATCTATTAGAGGATTAATTGATAATGCTTTAAAAGCAGGTGCTGAAAAAAATATAGGACATGAATATATTAAAGATACAGAAGCTCGTTACCGAGAAGAAGCAAGAACTATTGTACCAACCCCTTGGGGTAAATTTAATGATCTTATGCAGGGGGGTCTGGGTAACGGAGATTTTGGTCTTATATTTGGTAACCCTGGAGGTGGTAAGTCGTGGACTTTGGTCGCGCTTGGCGGGTATGCTGTAAAGATGGGTTATAATGTAGTGCACTATACTTTAGAACTTGGCGAAGATTATGTAGGGCGACGCTACGATGCATTTTTCACAGGTAAGCCAGTAGATACACTATTTAAAAATAGAGAACGAATTGAAGAAATAGTTAAAGAACTCCCAGGCCAACTTATTATTAAGGAATATGCTCCAGGACAAGCAACTATTAATACACTTCGTTCACACTTACAAAAATGTGAAGACTTAACCTTCAAACCTGATTTAGTTATTATTGATTATGTAGATCTTCTTTCATCAAAGAAACGAGTTAATGATAGAAAAGGAGAAATAGATGATATTTATCTAAGCACTAAAGGTCTTGCTAAAGAGTTACAATTGCCTGTTTGGTCTGTTTCCCAAGTAAATAGAGCAGGGGCAAAAGATGACGTAATTGAAGGTGATAAAGCTGCTGGCAGTTATGACAAAATCATGATTACCGACATAGCGATATCTCTTTCACGTAAAAAAGAGGATAAAGTAAATGGCACAGGTAGATTCCACATTATGAAAAATAGATACGGAATGGATGGAATGACATTCTCAGTAGTAGCAGACACATCTACTGGCCATTTTGAAGTTACGGATCACCATTTTGATGATAGTGATAGTCCTCGTCCTGTTCAACAGATTGAAGGTACAAATTTAACTACTTTAGATCGAGACGTTTTAGCGCAACAATTTTTTCAATTAAACACTTAAAAACAATAAACTGAGAATGTCTAAAAGTAATTTACTTACGGAAAGGGTCGTCTATAAACCCTTTGAATACCCAAAAGCCCATGAATATTGGCTTAAACAACAACAAGCGCACTGGTTACATACTGAGGTGCCTATGATGAGTGATATTAATGATTGGAAACAAAACTTAAACGAAACTGAAAAAAATATTATTGGCTCTATCCTAAAGGGATTTGCCCAAACTGAAACAGTAGTAAATGATTACTGGAGTGGTTTGGTAACTAAATGGTTTCGAAAGCCTGAAATAATAATGATGGCAACTACATTTGGTGCCTTTGAAACAATACATGCTGAAGCATACTCACTATTAAATGAAGAACTTGGACTCGACGACTTTAGCGAATTTCTCGAAGACGAAACTACAATGGCAAAGATTGAAAACCTTATGTCAGTTAGGGATAGTTTTAATGGCGAAAAGGATTGGCACGAAATTGCCAAATCACTCGCAATATTCTCAGCATTCACAGAAGGAGTTAACCTCTTTTCATCTTTCGCCATACTACTCTCTTTTAAGATGCGAAACAAACTTAAGGGAGTGGGTCAAATTGTTGAATGGAGTATTAGAGACGAAAGTATGCACTCCGAAGCGGGATGTTGGTTATTTAGAACACTTATCGAGGAAAACCCGGAGCTCAACACTCCAGAGCTCAAAACCGCGATAACAGAAGCAGCCCTTCTTTCATTACAACTTGAATTAGACTTTATTGAAAAAGTTTATGAGTTAGGTGACCTTGAAGGATGTGCTAAAGAAGATTTAATTTCATTTATTAAAAATCGAGTCAATACAAAAATGAGTGACTTAGGTTACGAAGGAGTAGTTAATGGAATTGATCCTAATGCTCTTAAGAGAATGAAATGGTTTGATTCTTTATCAGCAGGAAAACAACATACCGACTTCTTTGCATCAAGGGTAACTAATTATTCTAAGGGAACAAAACAGTGGGATGAATCAATATTTTAAATTATGGACGGAAACATTATAGCAGATACAACAAATTGGGTAAAAGGTAAAGATTACCCTGAATGGATGGATGAGGTAGGCGTAGCAACTATCTCAAAAGGATATTTACTCCCAGATGAAACACCTAGAAAAGCATATAGAAGGGTTGCCAAAGCAATCGCGGAAAGAATACGTAAGCCAGAACTTGAAGGCAAGTTTTTTAAGTACATTTGGAATGGTTGGATTGGTCTTGCTAGCCCCGTATTATCTAACACCGGTACCGACCGTGGTTTACCTATATCTTGCTTTGGGATTGATACCCCTGATTCGATTCGTGGGATTGGTCTTACTAATGCGGAACTTATGAAATTAACTGCCCTGGGGGGTGGTGTTGGAATTTCGGTAAGTAGAATCCGCCCTAGGGGTACAAATATTACAGGTAACGGTAAATCCGAAGGAGTAGTACCATGGTGTAAAATCTACGATTCAGCAATTATCGCAACTAACCAAGGCTCAGTTCGTAGAGGTGCTGCATCTGTAAATTTAGATATTAATCATCCTGACATTAAAGAATTTATGCAAATTCGAAGACCAAAGGGTGATCCAAATAGACAATGTCTTAATCTTCACCAATGTGTAGTTGTAGATGATGCTTTTATGCGTCGTTTACAAGACCGAGATAGTGAGGCAATGGAAATTTGGCTTGAAATTTTAAAAACCCGTGTAGAAACAGGTGAACCTTACATCATGTTTAAGGATAATGTTAACAAAAATAATCCGTTAGCATATGCTATGAACAATCTTGATGTAAGTATGACTAACATATGCACAGAAATAACATTACATACCGATGAAGAACATTCCTTTATCTGCTGTCTTAGCTCCCTCAATCTTGCGAAGTATGATGAGTGGAAAGACACAGACGTCGTTGAAACCTCGATCAGGTTCCTCGACGGAGTCATGCAAGAATTTATAGATAAATCAAATGGTAAAGATTCATTAATCCGAACCCATCGTCATGCCCAAAAGGGTAGAGCATTGGGTTTAGGTGTAATGGGTTGGCACTCATTCCTCCAAAAGAAAAACTTACCATTTAACTCTATTGCTTCAACTGCTTGGACCCATACTATTTTTAGTGATATTAGACAAAAAGCTGAAGCTACTTCAAGAGCATTAGCCCAAGAATATGGTGAGCCTACTTGGTGTAAAGGTACAGGTATGAGAAACACTCATTTACTTGCTATTGCACCTACAGTATCTAATTCTAGACTTAATAATTGTTCTGCTGGTATTGAACCAATCCCAGCTAACATTTATACTTTTAATGGGGCTAAAGGAACATTTATTGTAAAAAATAAAGAATTAGAATGTTTGCTTGAAGGTAAAGGACATAACACTGAAAAAGTATGGGATGCTATTTTAGCAGACAATGGATCAGTACAAAACCTTCCACATGATGTTCTTACTGAAGAAGAAAAAGAAGTATTTTTGACATTTAGTGAAGTCAATCAACTTGAATTGGTTAGACAAGCTGCTACTAGACAAAAGTATATTGACCAAACACAATCTTTAAATCTTTCATTTGACCCTACTGACTCCCCTAGATGGATTAATCAGGTTCATATGGAAGCTCACAAGTTGGGAGTTAAAACACTCTATTATCTTCGCACGGACAGCGTTATAAAGGGCGATTTGGGCTCTAGAACTTCTGATTGCGTAAGTTGCGACGGATAAGAAAAGTGTAATATGTATAACAAACCTATAAAATTTTAAATATTATGAAAGAAAAAACATTAGGAATTATTAGACACGCCTTGACGTTTGTTGGGGGTGTGTTGGTAACACAAGGCGTTATCGATGACGCTTTATTTGCTGAATTATTTGGTGCTGTAATGACAATCGTTGGTGGTGTCTGGTCAGTAGTAGATAAAAACAAAGCAACGTCCGAAGCAGAAGCTTAAGATATCTTTAACCAAACTTAGGGGTCTAATCAGTTATAAAATGCTGGTTAGGCCCCTAATAATTTTATATAAAATATGAAGGCACCCATAAGCTTTGAGCAGTTTACTAAAAACCCTGTTGCAGCAATAGCATTTGCCGCATTGATTGTAATAGGATATTTGTACATGGATATGATGAATATTCATGAAGCACAATTAAAAAATTTAGAATCTTCTTGTATTCAAAGAATTGATGATCACAAAGAAAGAATTGAATCTTTAGAAACTACTATTGTTAGATACGAAGATAAGTTAGAATTAATTAACGAAAAGTTACTAGAATGTTTAGGTACCAACGATTAATCCCTCTTTTATTTATGATGGGTTGTGGTTTAACTTCACCACCCCCTAGTCTTACTACTACTACTATTAAACCTATTTCTGATACTGTAGTTGTAATTTCACCTTCCCCACTTCTTGATAATATAGAATCTACTTTAGAAATGGCTGATGAAGTTATGAGTAAACGAGAAAAAGAACAAAATCTTCTTAATAGAAAAATTTATGATTTAGTAAATACTGTCTCTCAAGAAGAAGAATTAATTGCTGAATTACAAAGAAAATTAGTTGTTAAAGATAGTATTATCAAAAATAAAAGTATTCAACTTGAAGCTACTTTAGAAAAATTAGAATCAACTCAATATCAAGTAGAAAACACTGAAGAAATAATTCAAAGATATATATTATCTTATAATGTGTTATTAGAAGAAAACAGTATCCTCCAATCAGAGTTAGATAAAACTTACTCTCAAGTAGAATACTTAGATTCTTTAATTTTTACTAATAAAAAACTTACTAAAGTTTACGAATCAAATTAATCAATGAAAGAATTTTTACTAGGAATAGGAATCAATGTTGGGTTAGCAGTATCTGGCTTTTTTGGAAGTTTATTACTAGTAGGACAACAAAAAGATTTAAACCTTAAAGAACAAATCATTTCTATTATTGGTGGTACTATGTCCGCTAATTATCTCACCCCAATAGTAATTGATGCTATGGGTTCTGATAATGAGTCCCTCCATTTTGGAATGGCTTTCGTAATTGGATTTGGAGGTTTAAAAGTAGTAGAACATTTTTATCACAAATGGTTTAATAAAAAAGAAAATGACTCTAGTAATAATTAACTTAATTTGTAATATAGTACTTTGCGCTGCAGGTACTTTATTTTTTTTAGCTTTATTTGCTCATAAATCTAGTATTGTTCATAAATGGAAAGCATTACATCATTGGACTTTAAAAACTGGGCTTAGTGCTTTCATAGCAGGTTCTTTATTTAATGTTTTAACCTTATCATCTCCTCCCTGGAGTGAAGTAGTATTAAATATAGGATTAGCTTTAATTTTTACTTGGGCTTCTTACTTTCATTACAAATTTTTTTACCCTAGTAAAAAATACCAAAACAAATAATGTTTTTATATTGTTATAATGCTAAACTCGATAGAGTAGTTGACGGAGACACCATAGATGCTATGGTAGATTTAGGATTTAGCACTTGGAAACACGTTAGAATTAGACTAAACGGAATAGATGCTTATGAATCCAGAACTAAAGATTTAGAGGAAAAAGAAAAAGGATTAAAAGCAAAAGCTAGAGTAGAAGAATTATTAGCTTCAACTAATGGTAATTTTATTTTATATTCTAAAGGAGTAGGAAAATATGGTAGGTGTTTAGGCGAAATAAAAATAGAACGTAGCATACACGATACTGTCAATTTAAACGAATTACTCATTAATGAAGGTTTAGCAGTCCCTTATGAGGGAGGCGCAAGATAAATTTGGAAACTTGAACCTTTGTATGTATATTTAATACATGCATTCAATTGAGGTTATCGAAAAGAATTTGTCAAAGCTTCAAAAGCTGAATTACAATCAATTTTTCTGGTGGCGTCGCTGGACTCGTATGGGTAAAGCACTCCACAAATACTCTCCATTGCTCGATAAAATCGAAAATGGTGATTACAATGATAGTCCCTACCGTTGGCAGATATATTACTGCGATTGGGAAATCGAACAAAAACGTGCCAAATTCACTGATGTGAGGGAATTTGCCACTGAAACCACAATTGATCGCAACCGCAGACGCCGTTTGCGTGAAGACCATGAAAAATATGAAAAGGAAAATCTCGATCAATTGCAACGTGATTTCCTCAACACATTCCAAATGACTCGAGAAGAGTACATGGATGAGCTACTTGAATTTGATGGCACCATAAGGGAGTTTTATATTCATTGTCAATCAAAATACCATCAATTTAATCGTGTCACTACAAAACCACGTCGTGGCCGTCCACCTAAAATAAAAATAGATAATCCTGATTCACCATTTTAATGAAAGTATCACACGAAGTACCTATTGCCTATTTAGAGTCTAGTATTGAATATAATAACTATGACTACCTCCTCCCTCACTTATATGATGAGTATGAAGGGTATAGGGAATTTTTTAACACAAATAAGGACAGATATGTTATAATGGATAATTCCCTTCATGAGCTAGGTGTACCTTACTCAAAAGGCAGAATGATCTCTATTATTGAAGATATACTCCCAAATGAATTTATAGTACCAGATGCTTGGGAAGACTCTATTAAATCAATGCGTAATGCTAAGGAATGGAGTTTTATTGAATTACCAGATAGTGTAACTAAAGTTGCGGTTGTACAAGGTAAATCGTTTAGTGAGGTAGTAAAGTGTTATCAAACGTATAAATTTCTAGGTTATACGAAGATAGCATTCTCATATGGGGCTAGCTATTACAACGATATATTCCCGCATCCTAATAAAGATATTGGTAAAGCATTAGGTCGCCAATTAGTAATCAGTAAAATGATTGAAATGGGACTTATAGGAAATTCTGATAGAATTCACCTTTTAGGTTGTTCTTTACCACAGGAGTTTTTATATTATAATGATATAAAACAAATTGAAAGTATTGATACCTCCAATCCTATTATGGCAGCATTTGATGGAACAACCTATGCAAATTGGGGGTTAGACAGTAAACCAAAAACTAAAATTGATGAAGTTATAAACTCAGAATTCAATTCTGATGTGTTTAATAGAATCAAACATAACACAACATTTTTTAAATACATAAATAATATTACATGAAACAAGCAGTATTGTCACTAAGTGGAGGTATGGACAGCTCCACAGTGTTACTTCATCTACTCGCCAATGGCTATGAAGTGACAGCACTGTCTTTTGATTACGGACAAAAACATAGAGTAGAACTTGAACGTGCTCAAGCATTAGTAGATTTTCTTAATGATAGTGGTCAAAAAGTAAAATATGGAGTTATTAAACTTGATGGTTTAGCTCCTATGCTTAATAGTGCTCTCGTAGAAGGGGGTGATGAAGTACCTGAAGGTCACTATGAGCAAGAAAATATGAAGGAAACAGTAGTTCCTAATCGAAACAAAATCTTTTCATCAATTATTCAAGCAGTAGCACTATCAATCGCCAATGAAAAAAATACTGAAGTTCGTATTGCAATGGGTATTCATGCAGGTGATCACGCGATCTATCCTGATTGTAGACAAGAATTCCGCGATGCGGATTATATTGCCTTCACCGAAGGTAACTGGGACGCTGACCGCGTTAGCTACATTACCCCTTACCTCAATGGGGATAAGTACGATATACTTAAGGATGGTGTCGAATGTTGTGATAAGCTCGGATTGGACTTTGACACAGTTTATGCAAATACAAACACTAGCTATAAGCCCATTAATATTGATGGTAATTGGTACAGTGATTATAAATCAGCGTCTTCGGTTGAAAGGGTTGAAGCATTTATTAAATTGGGCCGACCTGACCCTGTTACCTATGCAGAGGGAGATAGGGTGGTTTCATGGAATCATGTTAAAACAGAAGTTGAAAAAGTCTTAAACGCAGTATAATGTATATTTCAACAAAATTATTTGACGGATTTAGTTGTGTGTTTCGTCAATGGAAAGCAGAAGGCACACACTGCCGATTTCTTCATGGTTATGGAGTAAGTTTTAGAGTATGGTTTCAAGGTGAGTTAGATGAACGTAATTGGGTTTGGGATTTTGGAGGTATGAAACGAGCTAAAACCCAAATTGATGGTATGAATCCTAAAGCATGGATGGATTATATGTTTGACCACACTTTAATTATAGCTGAAGATGATCCTATGTTGGAATCATTTAAGCGAATGGATGAAGCCGGTGTAGCTCAAGTACGAATTGTACCTGCTACAGGAGCAGAACGTTTTGCTCGTTTTGTATTTGAAAAAATTGATTCATTTGTAAAAGAGGAAACAGAAGGACGAGTTAAAGTATTAAAAGTAGAGTTTATGGAGCATGGAAAAAATAGTGCTATATTTACTCGTGAAATGCCTGATAAATGAATAAAAGAATAGAAGATTATAATAAAGTACTCCCAGTACTAGAAGTATATAGGTGTGTTCAAAGTGAGGGTTCTCGCTTTGGACGCCCTACTATTGCAATTAGAACAACGGGTTGTACTCACCGTTGTTGGTTTGGTGAAGGCGGGTGGTGCGACTCTTGGTATACTTCAATTCATCCTGAAAAAGGTACATTTACATTCAATGATATAATTGATATTTATGATAAGAACCCACAGGTGAAGGAAATGATGCTAACCGGTGGAAGTCCAAGTATGCATGCTGCACTAGTAAATGAATTAACACATTTTGCTGATGAACGAGGAATCCTTATTACAATCGAAACAGAAGGATCACATTTTGTACCGACCGATCATCCTATTGGTCTCATATCTCTTAGTCCTAAGTTTTCTAATTCCCGTCCTCGTGTTGGTATTACTACTCCCGGTGGTAAGGTGGTTGATGAAAAATTTGTCGCGCAGCATGAGAAGTTTAGACTCAATTATGAGGCTATAGAAAAAATGCTCCAATTTCATGATGACTATCACTACAAACCAGTATGGGATGGTACTGAGGAAAACCTAGCTGAAATTGAGGCATTTAGAGTTAAAATGGGTATTCCTAAAGATAAAACTTTTGTAATGCCCGCGGGTGATTCTAGGGAAACACTTATTGAAATGTATCCTAAGGTGTTTGAAATGGTAGCTGAACATGGTTATAACATGACGGGCCGAGATCATATTATAGCCTATGATACTGAACGAGGAGTGTAAATACAACAACATATTAAACTTTAAAAGGGGACGTATTATCGCGTCCCCTTTTTATATTTATAATTGTAACTAGGTTATCACCAAAGGTTTTTATAAAGGTAAACTTTAATAAAAAACTTAATGAAATATTTCTACTCACTAATTTTTTTGCTTTTAAGCATAGTGGGGACGGCTCAGTGTGATGTTTATATAGTTCCTGGTTCTTCTCAAGTAATTGATTTAGATCCTGGAATTGCTTTTGCTTTTGAGATTCAAAATAATAGTGATGCTCCTTATATAGGAGGAACTCTTCATATAGATTGGGCATTAAGTAATGGGGCTGTTTGGGATTTTGGATTTAATGGATTTGGAATTCTCTTACCTGGGCAAAGTAGATATATCTCTACCCCTCCCCTTGACATACCCCTACCAGAAAACGTACCTGGGAATTGGGTTCCTTATGGGGGGTGGGCAGGTGCTAATTTTTTCCCTCCTGGTTGGAAATTATTTTTAAATGATGAGTACGACTGTTTTGATTGGGTTTTAGACGATACCCAACCTAATGGATACTTTAATAATCCTTCAAGTGATGGGTGTTATAACCCTGATGGAGATATTTTTTGTGATGATCAATGTAATATTGAGTTAGTTAATTTTAATTTAGAAACTGCTGAATTAACTATAATTCCCTATTCTACTTACTGTCCTAATTTAAATTCTTCAAACTGGGCTAATCAATATCCTTTTGATAACCCTTATGCTTTTGGATTTAGTTTAAACTTTAATTGGGGTATAGGCCAATTAAACGTTTCTATTGGTGGACAACAAATTTATGAATCAGATGAACCTATAGTAATAAATTTAGGCACCTCACTTTCAGGTAATCTTGCTTACCAAAACATGTTAGAGTCTATAGAAAATGGTGAATTTTGTGAATTTAACCTAACTCTATATAATATTAATAATACAGGACAACCAATTTGGGAAGCTCCAGATAACCAAGTTATTGAATTACTAAATTTATGTCCTAATGAAACTGTAAATGCAACTTTAGATACAATGTTGTATATTATGGGGTGTGAATTCGATGGGGTAGAGCCTGAACCTGTACCTTATTGGTCTCCTTCACTTTATATTACTAATAATGGTGATGTTCCTATTACTGAATATTGTATTAAATTAGATATTCTTTCAACCCCTGAAATAGATACAATATGTTTTAATAATATTAATATACTACCAGGTGAAACTTTTATACAAAACTGGCCTAATATGTATGATTGGGGAGTTGTTAGTATTCATATACTTCATGTAAATGGTGAAGTAGCAGGTGCTCAATTTGGACTTGAAAATGCCTTTACTGTAGCTGATAACATGTATGTTCAAATTGTTAACTACAATGGTGAATGTGAACCCGAAGAAATTCCTGGTTGTACAATTGTTCAAGCTTGCAACTACAACCCTTTAGCTACATTAAATGATGGTAGTTGTGATTTTGAAAGTTGTGTAGGTTGCACAGACCCCGAAGCTATAAATTATGACCCTGATGCTACAGAAGATGATGGTAGTTGTATAGATCCTATATATGGTTGTACAGATCCTACAGCATTTAATTATAATCCTTTAGCAAATACAGATGATGGTAGTTGTGAAGAAATTATTGTGGGGTGTATGATACCTGAAGCTTTAAATTATAACCCTGATGCTAATATTACTTGTATTCCTATAGATGAATGTTGTGAATTTTTAGCAGGATGTACTGACCCGTTTGCTTCTAATTATAATCCACTTGCTGTTATAGATGATGGCTCATGTATTCTTATTTTAGCAGGGTGTACTGACCCTTTAGCTATTAATTATAACCCTAATGCTAGTGAGGATGATGGAAGTTGTGTTTATGATGCTTGTGAAGGAGAATACTTTGCCCCAAATACATTTACTCCTAACAACGATGGTTTAAATGATGGGTGGGCTATAATAACAGATTCTGAATGTTGGTTAGAATGGCAAGTCCTAATTTATGATAGATGGGGGAGGTTAGTTTGGGAATCAAATATTCCAAATGATGTGTGGGTTGGTTCAAATCAAAATGGGAATTATTATGTTGCAGATGGAGTTTATGTTTATATAGTAAAAGGAATAGGTTATAACCCTGCAAACACATTCCAAACTTCAGGAACTATAACAATTTTTAGATAAACTTGGATATTTAACATATAGGTTGTATTTTTATCTTATGAGTAAAGAAGAAATAGAAAATCTAAGTAAACAAATCGTAGAAGCAATTAACACAACCACAAATAACTACGATGCTTTAGACCAAGTTAGAAATATATTAAAGAGTTATAAAACCAAATGAAAGTTACTTTATTAAATGTTACTCCAAACGCTGAAGACCACATTGTGGAGGTTGCACGTGTATCTAGTTCACGTAAGAATAAGAAAGATAAACCAGAAGGCCTTTTATCATACTTGGTACGTCACAAGCACTGGTCACCGTTTGAGCACGGGCACGCGACCTTCGAGATTGAAACTTCCAAAGCCATCGGAATCCAACTTATCCGTCACCGTTCCTTTTCTTTTCAAGAGTTTAGTCAACGATATCAAGATGTTAATCGTTTGGACACTATATTTGAACCCATCGAATTACGCTCGCAATGTGAAGACAACCGACAAAGTTCAGTTGAAGTAATTGATCCTAAAATTCCTGTAGAAGGAGGTTCATTACTTGCTAGTGATATGATTAATACCTTTTTAGGTAGTGCTCATAAACTTTATAACCAACTCTTAGAAGCAGGTGTTGCCCGTGAACAAGCTCGTATGGTTCTCCCACTTGCTACAACTACTAAAATTCATATGACTGGAAGTATTCGTAGTTGGATTCATTTCCTTGAATTAAGGGATGATGAGCATGCACAAAAAGAAATCCAAATGGTTGCAAAAGAGATTAAAAAACATTTTGTAAAACAATTCCCAATAATTTCAAAAGCATTAGAATATGAAACTAAGTAAAAATCTGTCTTTAGACGAGGTAATTTATTCACAAACGGCGTTACGTAGAGATATTGATAATACTCCTACTAAAGAACATATTGAAAATTTAAAATATGTTGCTGAAAAAATATTCCAACCAATTAGAGAACATTTTGGAGTTCCTATTTATGTTTCAAGTGGATATCGAAGCAAAGACCTAAATGAAGCTATTGGAGGTTCACCTCGTAGTTTTCATTCTCATGGAATGGCACTTGATTTAGACCAAGATGGAAGAAATAAAGGAGTATCTAATGCTGATGTATTTTACTTCATTAAGGATAATCTCCAATTTACAGAGTTAATCTGGGAATTTGGAGATGATAATAACCCAAATTGGGTACATGTAGCTATTGCCCCCGGTAGAGAAGAAGAAAAAAATACTAAGATTGCTAAAAAAGTAAATAATAAAACGGTTTATGAAAAGTGGGGTTAATATGGAAAAAGCTATAAGTGAAAAAGAGTTAGATATTCAAATTAAAATTCTAGCTAAGAAAATAAATGATGAACATAGAAATGATCCTACACCTGTAGTACTTGTTTGTATTTTAAATGGTGGATTTATGTTCTTTAGTGATTTGGTAAAACAAATTAACATTCCTATTGAAATCGACTTTATCCGCTGTAAGTCATACTTAGGTAGAAAACAAGGTGATTTAGTTGTCACTAAAGATCTAGAAACCAAAATCAAAAACAAACACGTTTATTTAGTAGATGATATTTTGGACTCAGGTAATACTATGAAAGCAGTTACAAAATTCCTCTCAGTAAAAGAACCAAAATCAGTAACTCCTGTTGTAGCAATTTATAAGGAAAGCGGGGATTTTGATAAAGTCCTTCATATCTTGTACCAACCAACTGATTCGATGTTTGATCCTTGGTATATAGGATACGGCATGGATGATGAAAATGGACATAATAGAAATTTAGGAACAATTTATACAATTTAAATGGAAAATAAAAGAAGAAAGCAACACACTGATATTGAGTGTGTCCCTTTAGGTTATGCAAATGGTTCTGCTAAAGATCGTCCTTTGACTGATAAAGAAAAGGCAAAAATGATTAATAAAGCAGAAAAAGCATATGGTCAATTTCTTGATGCACTTGAATGTGATTGGAGAAATGATCCTAATTCAATGGAAACACCACGCAGAGTGGCTAAAGCATATGTAAATGATTTATGGGCAGGAAGATATAATGGATTTACTGATATTACGTCTTTTCCTTCTGATGGTTATGATGGTATTATCATTGAAAGGAATATTCCTCTTACTAGTATGTGCAGCCATCATCACCAAACTATTCGTGGCGTTGTGCATATTGGTTATATCGCCGGAGCCGAAGGCAGAGTTATTGGACTTTCTAAACTTAACAGAATTGTTGAACACTTCGGACGTAGAGGAGCAATCCAAGAACAACTAACAGCTGCTATCCACCAAGGAGTAGATAAAGTATGTGAAGGTAATTTAGGAGTTATCGTTACAGTAGTTGCTACACATAATTGTGTAAGTTGTAGAGGTATTAAACATGCTGGTGCCGCTATGGTTACTACAAAAGCAACAGGTGCATTTAGAGATGATTCAAATCAAGCACGTAAAGAGTTTTTTGATAGTTTAAAAATTAATAATGGAGGACATCAAATTTAATAAGCATGAGTAAACCAACAGATATTTATACCCAACCTCAAGGGACACCCCATTATGATCCCTATCAGTTAGAAATGTTTACAGATATGAAGGTTAACTTACCAGTTCCGTTTGTAAGTGAAGTAGAAGAGTTTAATGACTTAATGAACAAACCTAACAATTATGAGCCTACAATACCCGAAAAGAAAGAATGGGAGTTTGTATACAACTTCGTCTTGGAAGAACTTGAGGAATATAGAGAGGCATGTGAACGAGGTGACATCGTTGAGGTTTTGGACGCTTTGTGTGATATTACTTACGTCTCGTTGGGGAATGGGGCTATGCTACATGGTCTTAAGGATAAAATTTGGCCAGCCTATCAAGAAGTACAAGCCTCTAACTTATCAAAAGCTTGCCAAAGCGAGGAAGAAGCTAAAGAAACAGTCACCCTTCGATCCAAGGAGCAAGGTGAGCCGTGCCATTATGAGGAAGTCGGTGATAGGTATATTGTTTACCGCTCATCAGATCGTAAAGTGATGAAATCAATCAACTACTTTAGACCCAACTTAAAGCAATTCTTTACAGAAAAAGAACTAAAAAATGTCTGATGGGTTAACAGAAGCCCTTAGAGGCACTTATTTTAATAAAAATATGAAAAATCTAGACCAAATGCCAGACCAAAAATGGCATCGTAGGATTTCATTTTTGAAATCTGGAATTAGAATAGTGGGTTACATATTTATACCCCTCAATTTAATAACTGCTACTACTTTGCTTGTTGTAAGTGAAGCAGTAGGTATAATCGAAGAATTAGTATGAAAAAATTATTATACTTTAGCGCGGCGTGGTGCCAACCCTGTCGCCAAATGGTAGGTCCTATTATGGAGGAACTCCAAGCAGAAGGATATCCTATCCAAAAAATCGACGTAGACTCTAATCCTGAAATTTCCCAACAATTTGGAATTCGTAATATTCCCACTGTAGTACTTACAGTAGATGGAGCAGAAGTAGGACGAAAAGTAGGAGCAGCATCAAAATTGATGTATCTCGATATGTATAATCAAAACTAATGCTTAAGAAGCTACAAGATAGAATATTCCCTTTTATCATAGCCTTAAGTGCTCTATCAGTTTCAGCATCAGCAGCATTTTATTCAGTTACAGGATTGAGTAAATTGTTTGCTGGTGCCTCAACTGAGGTACTTATAATGGCGGGTTCATTGGAAATTTCTAAACTTGTAATAGCTTCTTTACTTTACCAATATTGGGATTCTATAAATAAAGTACTTAGAACTTATCTAAGTGTAGCATGTATAGTCCTTGTATTAATAACTTCAGCTGGTATTTATGGGTTTTTATCTGCTGCTTATCAAGAAACAGCAGCATTAGCAGGAAGTGTTGATGCTCAAATTGCTCTTATAGAAACTAAAAGAGACAACGTAAAAGAACAACTTGCTGTATACAATGAGGAAAAAACTTCTATTAATAGTGCTGTGGCTTCGTTGCGAGATGGCTTATCTAACAATGTAATACAGTATAAGGACCCTGAAACTGGTGAAATAATAACAACCACTTCAAGTTCAACTCGTAGAGCATTAGAAAAACAGTTAGACCAAGCTATTGAAAGGCAAACTGAAATTAACACTAGAGTAGATAATTTAAATCAACAACTATTTGAATACGAAACTGAAATAGTAGAAGTTCAAACAAATAGTGAAATTGGAAGTGAATTAGGTCCTCTTAAATACTTAGCTGGTTTAACTGGTTTAGGTATGGATAAAATAATAAATTATCTTCTTTTGATAATAATTTTTGTTTTCGATCCTTTAGCCATATCTTTAGTAGTAGCTGCGAACTTTGCTTTTGCTAAGTTACGCCCTGAAACTAAAGAAGAAGTTAAAATTGTAGAAAAAATAGTTGAGGTGCCTGTAGAAAAAATTGTTGAGGTAGAAAAAATAGTAGAAGTTGAAAAACCTTTAGAGGTATATGGTGAAACCCCACCCCCTCAAAAAAAAAGCAAACCCCCAAGTCTGACAAAACCTCAACTTTAACAATAACCTATAATTAAAAAAGTTTTGTTTAAAAAATGTTACGCTGAATATGCTGGTAAAAACCAGTATAAGATACACTTATGGGAAGAGTCAGGTTACTCA